ACCTTGGATATTTGGCAAGGGTACTCAAGTGGTCAACGAGGGCAGACTGTAAATCTGCTGATTAATTTCTACGAAGGTTCGAATCCCTCCTCTTGCATTCTATTTGTTTCGGGGAGTAGGTCTCCCCGACTTTACAAAAAAATAATTATTTCAATGCAAGGTCAATAGTAAATGCCTCTGCATTTTTTGGTACAGATTTAGTCATTACAATTCTACCAGCAGAATCTCCTCTAGAACAAGAAGTTCCGTATATTTTTGGTGTACCGTTTTTATCCATAGCCGAAGGATCGAATGTTTGATCTTCCCTTCTTGCTCTCAGTCGCAAAAATAAAGGATGTTCCTTAGCGAACGCAACTGGAGTAAAAAACGAACCATTGAATGTTAAAGTAGATGCCGCTTTATCAAAGTCCGCCTTTAACTCCATTGGACCAACATACACATAATCAATTGGTCCACCAACCGCTTTATTACCTTTTATAATTTTTTTTGCTTGTGCTTCAGTTATCGCACCATATTGATCTGGTACTTTATCTCCACATTTTAATGATTTTTTTAACTTTTTGTATACTTGTTTTAAAAACTTAGTAGCAATACCCGGAATAATTTTCTCTAGTCCAGATAGTCCACCACCACCAAATGAAGCAGCACTAGTGCCTTTCATGGATATATTTAATTTTTGGTTATTGTTTAATGTTAATATAACATCTGTATAATTTTCATTACCAGAAGAAGTTCTTGCATTTTGTTTTTTTGCCTGTATTACATTATTTATTTTAATATTATTTACGCCAATTAATGTTATTCCAGATTTTGATTTTCCATTCAGTTTAATTGCACTTGTTATCTCATCAATGAATTTATTTTCTTGTCGTTCTGCTATATTTCCTGCCATTTGAATTTCTCCAAATTATGTAGTAATCTTTTGTTATAAATACTGGCACTATGAAGAAATTCTCCCAATACATTAATTCAAATGAAGACTGCAATTGTGATCAATCTGTTGACGAAGAAGTTGGCACATTTATGAAAGGTGCATTGGGCACAATAGGTAAAGGTCTGCTAAGCAGTGCCGGCAAAGTAATTGGCGGATCTGGTGTTGGTGCTATTATTCAAGGTGGAACGGAAGCAGTCGAGAAACGAAAACAAGGCGCAGAAATGTTAGATAATGCAGTTATACAATGTTCTGCCAGAGTTACTTCTTTGGAAAAGGAATTACTGAGAAGAAAAGGTAAACCCGACGAAGCCGCTGTAGCAGATCAATTGAAAGAAGCAAAGGCTGAATGTGCAAAAATAAAAGCAGCATCCAACGAACGAGCCGCAGCTAAACAATTGGCCGCAATGAGAAAAGAAAAAGCAGATCTCTTAAGAAAAACTCCATAAGAGGCCACTTCTTTAAAATTCTACATACCTGTGTAGTCCTACTAAGGCCCTTCAAGACCTATTAAGACCACCTTGACTTACATAAGAATACCAGTATAATAGAGAACGACTAACCTCGTTCTCTTTTTATTTGGAGATATTATGATTAATTCTGCGGATAAGGAAAATCTACGCAGAGCTAAAAGAATTTCAGCAAGATCTAGATGATTGCCTTTATAAATACATGTGGTTTGAGGGATTGAATACCGGGAGTCAGGATTCGGAGACAGTTGCGAACTTGATTACGCTATTCATGCGTTATAGGAACTTCGCTACCTTTAGACCGTCAGGGGGGCCGGGCTCTGCAAAGAGTCCGGTTCTTTATATATGCCAATAGAAGTTCTATTCGTGCTAAATAGTAATATAATTCACAGGAGAACTGGCATATGGCAATCAATTTCTTTACACTCAGACAAGTAACCCAACTCATTGCTCAAAAATTAGAAGAAGCAAAGCGTTCGGTTCCAGCGGCTTACACCGCTGCCAAAAAGCCTGATGGAACATTTGCAAAAGATATAGATCTGTTACATCCTGTTAAGTTGACCAACAAGGATATTGCTGGTAGCGTAACAGGCGCAGCAAGAAGTGAGTCTTCTAAAAAGCTTCATGGACATATAAACACACATCTTCAAGGTGGTAGAGGTGTTGCAGTCTATCTCCAAAAGGAACCAGTATTTGGTGCAGATCAAGAAGGCGAACTAGACAGACATTATATTGTTCCTCATACAGATGGACATTATCTTGTAAGTGGTAGTGGTAAAAGTGGTAAGAAGATGAAGACGACTAGGATAGCATCCATGATACCTGGCGAACACGGAATGATTGCTGTAATGCCATATTCCAAAGGCAATCGATCTGCTTCACCAATTGGATACATTCCAGCTGGAGCAGATTCGCACAATGACATCAGAACATTTGCCCCCGATCAAGTGGAAAAGAGTGGCATTGGTTCTAAATTTAAGATGAGAATACAAGGTGGAACTCCCACCCTAGACTGAAAGTAAAATATGTTTAATCATGAGATAGTAGCGATTGAAGACAATTTAAGAACAGAAGAAATAAACGGTAAACGATTCTATGTTGCACCAGACGGCAACAAGTATCCTTCCGTTACTACAATAACAGGATGGAAGAAGCGGGCTTTCTTTGCCGAATGGCGTAGAAAGAATCCCGATGAATCTCGTCGAGTACTGGCTCGCGGAACGCACTTTCATACTATAATTGAAAACTATATACTCAATGACGAGATTGCAGTAGAAGCCGGTAAGCAGAAACGCCCTGGCGATTACTACATGTTTACTCAAATCAAGGAAGAACTTGATAAGATAACCAACATCAAATCACTCGAAACTGCATTGTGGTCTAGTACTTTGAAGATGGCAGGTAGAGTAGATTGTATTGCTGAATATAATGGTAAACTATCTGTTATAGATTTTAAGACAAGTAAAGCACCCAAATCAGATAAAGACATTAAAGAATACTTTATGCAAGCGACTGCATATGCAATAATGTTTCAGGAAAGAACGGGAATTGCCATTCGTAATATAGCAATATTGATGTCTTGCGAAGAAGGCAGCGTAATGGTTTATGAAAGAGATCCTATGGATTATGTAAAAGATCTCAAAGAAGCCATTGATGAGTATTACAAGGAAAACAACAATGAGTTACTTATTCCCAACTGATACATGTATAGTTGCTTGCTCTGGGCCTTCTCTCAATAAAGTTGATGTGTTTTCTCTTGGATTGCCAGTCTGTGCAATAAGCACAACAATAAGATCAATAAAGAAACCGAACTATTGGTTCATTGCAGATAATTTGAATGAGATGCACGGGGAAGAAGGAAAGACTGCTTGGGATGATCCGGATATAATAAAGGTAGTACCAAACAAAACTACTAGAACTCCCGGTAAGCATGTGATACAACATCCATATCATGAGGGAAGAGAAGCGAATCAAAAATATGAATCACTGCTTTTTGATCCATCTACTCCCTTGCTTCGTGGACCACATAAAACACTGACTTTCGCAATACAATGGTTGCATGTGTCTGGTGTCAAGAATTTAATATTTGCTGGGAATGATCTTACTGCTGATAATTTTGAATCAAAGTATTCATATCCCATAGCAGCATTCGATAAAAAGAAAGAACACAATTTTAAAAAGACATTAGATCAGACTGCAGCATTTTTACAGACATGGTATCCTGTTGCAAAAAACAAAGGATATAATTGGTATTCTTGGGAGTGTGGATCTGCTTTTGAAAATATGGGAGTTCCAAAATATACTCCAGAAGTTTCGGAAAATGTGATGTTTCGAGAAATAAAATTTGATATAGGATCATATCAAGCAGAACAACCACGAGAAATTCCTAAGAATAAACAATCGGAGCAGGACAATAATATGAATAATTATTTTCGCCTGATGCGAGAAACTAGACAAAAAGAAAAAGAAAAACCCAAGCCTAAATTAGACATGGGTGTGTACTTTAATATGATGCATAAACGCAAAAAATGAATAAGTTAAAATTTATCTCGTTCTATACACCGAATGGGATATATCCACAATTAATAAAAGAATTGGAGAGTAGTTTGAAGAAACACTCTCTCGATTTTGTAATTAAACAAAAACAAGACAAAGGTACTTGGGTAGAGAATTGTGCATTGAAAGCAGAATTCATAAAAGAAATGCTATTAGAATCTGCACATGGAGATTGTCTTATCTGGATCGACAGCGATGCCCAGATTATAAAGTATCCAGATTTATTTTTATTGGGTAATCAAGAATTCATGATTCGGGGAGAACCAGGCGGTAAAAGCAAAGTACCGGCTGGTAGAGAACGAATTCATTTACCCACTAACTGGCCAGCCACAACACCTGCTTGTTGGTTTAATTCTGGCACAATCTTTATGAGAGTGTGTGAGAATACTATAAAGCTATGTGATCGTTGGATTGATCTAAAGCAGCAAGATCCCCGTGCATGGGATCAATGGACGCTGCAGCAAGCCTGGTGCGATGTACAACCTATTACAGAGTTCCTACCGCAATCGTATTGTCAGATAGATAGATTGCATGGAAGACATGGTGCAGTCATCCTACATAAACTAGCATCTGTTGAACAGAAGGTGAATAGATCATGATTTCAGTTATAACATTTTATACGCCAGAATATAAAGAAGAAGCTGTGGCATGGAGAAGATCTTGTCATAGTTTTTTACAAGAGAATACTACTACACAATATCCGTTCAAATCATATGAAATGCCAAGTAAAAAGTCTTGGGTTCACAACTGCACAATGAAAGCACAAGTCACATTAAGTGCAATACATGAATTGAAATGTGGAGTTGTATGGACTGATGCTGATGCTAGATTTGTGGGACATCCAAAATTATTCGATGAATTAGAGAATTATGATTTTGGTTGCTATTGGATACCTAATGTTTGGAATCAAGAAAGAAACAAGCATCTAAAGCCTTGGACTCGTGGCAATGAAGCGTTGGCAGGTGGTACATTGTTTTTCAACAATACCCAGATTGCTATAGACTTGATTCACGCATGGCAAAAACAAAGCGAAGCAAATCCTACGGTCTGGGAACAGCAAAGCTTGCAAAAAGTATGGGAAGAATTTGACAACAAAGGTTTGCGTACTTTCAATCTTCCACAATCATATTGCAAGGTATTTGACTGCAAATGGTTTGAGCCGGAAAAGCCCGTAGTGATTGAACACACCCAAGCAAGTCGAAGACTGAAGGGAACAATAAAGTGAATACAATGTTTGTATCATATTATTCTGATATACCTCCATGCACTTTTTATAAAGATAGTGCATTCAAATTAAAAAATACAATAGAAAAATTAGGCGGAAAAATTTATATAGAGGAATTGCCTAATTTGGGAAGTTATGCTTTAAATTGTTTAAGAAAACCAAAATTTATTTCAGATTGTTTGCAAAAATTTAATGAACCAATAATATGGATAGATGCCGATTCTATTGTAAATATTCTTCCTATGGAAATGGATAATATTGATGAAGATATAGCATGTGTCATTAAATCGAATGGTTGTCCAGAAAGTGCATTGATTTATTTTAATAATACACAAAAATCAAAACAATTTATTAATACTTGGATTGATGGGTGTTCCATAAATAAACCAGAATTAGATCATCCAGTTTTGAAGGAACTGTGGTATACACCACCAAACGAAACAAGAAAAAATTTTTCAGATTCTACTTGTTCAATTAGACCTGATTCCAAAGTAACAATTATTATGTCTAAAACTTTAGGGAAAAAAGAACATACACAACTGGTAATAAATAGAAGAAAAAATGAAGGAAAAATAATATGAATGTGCCATATACCTTGATAAGTTTTTATTCTGATAGTAATCCAGCAATATCTACTTATTACAAAGATAATTATTTGAGATTAAAAGAAGAACTTGATAATGTGTCTATAAATTATTCTATAGATGAATTGCCAACAAAAACAAATTATATGGAAAATTGTTTAAGAAAACCAAGATATATTTTGGAAAAAATGCAACAATTAAATACCCCAGTGGTGTGGATGGATATTGATTGTCATATTAGAAACTATCCTCATGATTTTATTGATAATAATTTTGATATTTGTGCTGCTATACGAGAAACTAGACCAACTGAAATAATACCAGAATCTTGTTTCATATATTTTAATAATACACAACAATCTATAACTTTTATCAATGATTGGATTGATGGTGCTGAAAAAGCGATCAGAGATCTGGATCATCTAATTTTGATAGATCTTTATAATGATTATAAAAAACATAAAAATATTAAAATTAGAGAATATCATTGGTCATATGCAAGTCCTAAAAATTTACCAAATGTTAAAATATTAATGGGCAATTCTGTATCAATGGATAAAAGACATATAGAATTTAATATTAGAAAACGGGGAAGAGTATGAAAATACAAGCAATAGGAAATCCTTTTAATATTAATTATTCATCTTGCGGAACATTGACTCCTAAATCATTTAATTGGACAAATAAAAATTCTGAGATACAAGTATACATGGATTCTGCTTTAGTTCAGGGAACCAAAACAAATAAGCATAATAAAAAATTTGGTTGGTTTTGTGAATCCAGAACTGTAAAACAACAAATTTTTGAAAGTATTAAACAAAATTTAGATCTTTATAAAAATTCATATTTCAACATATTTACTTGTGATCAAGAATTGATAAATTTAGATCGTAATTTTTTTGTGTTTAATTTTGCTGGAAGCAATTTACCTTGGACACCAAAATCAGAATTTGGTATTCATAATAAAACAAAACTTGTATCTTTTTTATGTTCAAACAATTCTATGACAGAAGGTCATAGATATAGATTATCATGTGCTCATAAATTAAAATCAAAAGTAGATTTATATGGAAATGTTTTTGGTGCCAATTCTATAGGAACACATAACGGATCACATTATCATCATAAACCAAAAACAGAGGCAATGAAACCATATTATTTTAGTATTGCCATAGAAAATATAAAATATAATTGTTATTTTACTGAAAAAATAACTGATTGTTTTGCAAACGGAGTTATTCCTGTTTATTTTGGTACAGATGAAATAGGTAAATATTTTGATTTAGATGGCATTATCATGTTTACCGAAAATTTTGATCCTTCCACTTTATCTGCTGATCTTTACCAATCAAAAATAAATGCAATTAAAACCAATTTTGAAATAGTATGTAACATGGAATCTGCAGACGATATGATATTTGCAAACATACAAAAACTAATATGAAATTATTATTTCACTGCAATCAATTAAATGAGCGAGGAACAGAAGTTTCAACATTTAATTATGCCAAATATAATGAAGAAATATTAAATAATGAAAGTGTTATTCTTTATAATACAGATAATGAAATTAATTCCGCAGTTTTATCAAAATTTAATACAAGATTTAAAGTATTACCATATAGTCGAGTTAAACAGGGGATATCTTATGTAAATTATATCTGCAATAACAACAATATTGATTGTGTTTATTTTATAAAAGCTGGCAATAATGATAATTATCTAAGTAATGTAAAAAATATAATCCATGCAGTATTTCAAGAATATCAGCCACACGGGTCATGTTATGCGTACATATCAGAATGGTTATCAAATACTATTAATATTAAATATAAAGTAAAAACAAACTGGGTTCCTCATATTGTTAGTATGGTTACTCCCACAGAAACAAAAAAATATACCAGATCATTATTGGGAATACCAAAAAATGCTCTAGTAATAGGAAGATATGGTGGTGCTGATACATTTGATATACCAGAAGTATATCAAACAATATTAAAGTATCTGACAGCAAATTCTAATTGTTATTTTGTTTTTTTAAATACTAATAAGTTTATACAACACGATAGAGTAATATTTTGTGATTCTGTTGTTGATGAGATTGCTAAAAGTAATTTCATAAATATGTGCGATGCTATGATACATGCTAGATCCGATGGGGAATCTTTTGGATTGTCAATTTGCGAATTTTTATATCACAATAAACCAGTCTTTGCGTTTAATGAAGGACACGATCTTCATCATGTACAACTTTTACAATCCTCGGACTTAATATATACATCTCAAGATGATCTATATGAGAAATTCAATATGTTACAGGATGGTGTATTTGTTCAAGATTATCATTCACTCATAACTAAATTTTCTCCAAAACTTGTTATGGAGAAATTTAAAACAGTATTTTTACAGTAATAGGAAATTATAATGACACCATACACTACAATTCTAAATTTTTTAAATGAACATAATATAACAAGAATTCTAGATATTGGCGCAAATACAGGAGAATGGGCGGAACAGGTGCGTGGGAATAATAGACAAACATTATCTATAGAAGCAAATCCATATTGTGAATGTTTTTTAAAAGATAAAAACTTAAATTATAAAATTTGCTGCCTATCTGATACTATAAAAACAGTAAAATTTTATATAAATCCTTTATTTTTAATATCAACAGGATCATCGTATTACAAAGAAAATACCATACACTTTACAGAAAATGACTTCATAGAGATACAGACCAATACATTGGATGCTTTATTGGAGAATCACACAGAAACATTTGAGTATATAAAACTAGACACACAAGGAACTGAATTTGATATTATTAGCGGCGGAATCAATACAATTATGGCATGTAAATATATACAGGTAGAAACTGCAAATATTGATTATAATATCAAATCTCCTCATAAAAAAGAAATAGATATATTATTGTGTAGATTAGGATTCGAACAAATACTTAAAATAGAAGAACATTACCATGAAGGCATTCTTGGTCATGAGGATTTTATCTATCAAAATAAAAAATTATTAGGAAATACACAATGAATATTATACTAGAAAAAGATTCGTCTGAATATGAAATTTTGCAAAATGCTGTTAATGCAGCAAATAATATAGAAGGACTATCTATAGAATTTGGAATACGCGCAGGGGGGAGTAGTCAAATCATTATACAAGGATATACGATCCCCAAAATCCATATCGGAGTAGATCCATATGGAACATTACCATATCCGGGACAATGTATATACGATAATGAAATGAGAAATTCTGCTATTTCCAGTCTTTATAGTATAAGTAAAAATACTTCTGTTAATTTTATTTTTTATAATTTAACAGATACTGAATTTTTTAAACGATTTTCAGATGGAGTTCCTGTTTTCGAAGAAACAAAACAAAAAATTTATGAAAAATACTCTATGGTTTTTCTTGATGCTCGTCATACATTAGAAGATGTGTATAATCAGGTTTTATTTTTTAAAGATAGAATGTCGTGTGGTGGGTTTTTAGTTTTTGATGATATTACAGATTATTATGATCACACGGTTGTTCATACAGCATTGATAGAAAAACATGGGTTTGAATTAGTTCAAATGGGAAAAGTCAAAGCATCATATAGATACACATGTCAATGATAACATTAAATAATATAACTTTGATAGGTATAGGCGGAACCCCCGATAAAAATGAGTTTGATACTTTATTTAAAATAGCAAATAATTCATTAAAATCTATAAATTTTGGTAAAGTAAAAATATTAACAGGGTTTTCTGGAGCAGTATCTCTAAATTCTAGCATAGAGATACATAATGTTCATATTCCGTCATACCAAGAATATAGTCGTTTTTGTATTAAAAAATTAAACGATTATGTTGATACTGAGTATTGTATAATATACCATACTGATGGATTTATAATCAATCCACATTTATGGACAGATGAATTTTTACAATATGATTATATTGGTGCTCCTTGGCCTTTATATTTTAATTGGGTAGATCCAAATAAAAGAGTTGGAAATGGTGGTTTTTGTTTACGCAGTAAAAAATTCTTGCAAGAAGCTTCCAAATTGAATTATATTGAAGGAAACGAAGATTATCAGTTGTGTTATGTATTTGATGAAGTATTAAAGAAAAATGGAATTAAATTTGCTCCGGTTGAACTGGCAAGTAAATTTTCTTTAGAAATGAACACTGAGTTAAATGATGACATAAATAAAGTGTTTGGATTTCATGGAACGGGACATGGAACTGGAAGAGATTTGAATTTTATATTAAAATTATGATAAACTAATTAGAAAGAGTTATTATGTCCAAAAATATAGGCACTGTAATCAATTATTGCGAACACGATCATAAATTTTTAAAACCTTGTATAGACAATGTTAGAAAATTTAGTAAAAATATTGTAATTACTTTTTGCGAAAAATTATTTAATGGCAATTTGCAAGATTTGACTAAAATTCAGCAATTTCAATTGCAAAATCCAGACATTACTTTCATATCGTTTCCTTTTGAAGAAAATTTCAAACACGCTCCAAGAGATGGACACAATAAATGTCGTATTTTGGGATATGATCATTTAGTAGGAAAAGTTGATAATATTTTATTTTTAGATGTAGATGAAATTGTTGATGGAAATTTATTCAAAGAATGGTTGGAGACTTCGGCTGATATTAAAAATTATGATCATATGAATTTTGCTTGTTATTGGTATTACAGAGAACCTTACTGGAGAGCTACTGTTAATGAATTTTGTGGATCTTTTCATAATATGCAAGCAATAAATACACATTCTTTAGAGACAGGTGCAGAAAGATGGTTTTGGTTTGACACTGAACAGTATCCTACAAGCAAAAAATATACTACAGGAATAAATGATAGCATAATGTTTCATCATTATAGTTGGGTTAGAACAAAAGAAGAAATGATTAAAAAAGTTACATCTTGGGGCCATAAAGACGATAGAAATTGGGTTCAAGATATTGAAATGTGTTTTGCAGTAGGTTTTAATGGAGAACCAAGATCCCAATTTAATAATAAAACTGAAACAGTTCACGATTATCGTTATACTAAAGTGGAACCTTTTGTTACTTTTTAATTTATGAATGATGTAAAATTTTCAATTTATGGTTCTTCTGGTTTTATTGCAAAATATTTTATAAAAATATTTTCAGATTGTAGCATACCTATACCAAGAAATGATAATACACCAAAAACTAATAACATTTTATATTTCATTAGTACCGTAGATAATTATAATGTTTACGATGATCCATATCTAGATATTGAAACTAATTTAATTAAACTCATAGATGTTTTAGAAGAGTGTAAAAAAATAAAACAACAAAGTAAAGAACAAGTTGTTTTTAATTTTATTAGTTCTTGGTTTGTATATGGTAAAACAAATGAACTGCCTGCAAAAGAAACATCTATATGCAATCCTACAGGATTCTATTCAATAACAAAATATGCAGCAGAAAATCTTTTAAAATCTTATTGTCATACTTTTGGATTAAATTATAGAATATTAAGACTAACAAATATCATAGGAATAGGTGATGCAAAAATTTCAAACAAAAAGAATGCATTACAATATATGATAGGAAATCTCAGAAACAATGAAAATATAAAAATATATGACGATGGTTGTAGTATTCGTGATTACATGGATGTGCGAGATTGTGTTAGGGCAATTAAAATTTGTACAGATTCTGCACCATTAAATGATATAATAAATATTAGTAATTCTGAACCAAGGAGTATCAGAGATTTGATCTTTTATGCTAAAAATAAATTAAACTCAAAAAGCATTATAGAATCTATATCTACACCAGAATTTCATAAAATTGTACAAATACAAAATATGTGGTTAGATAATACAAAATTATTATCATATGGATATGAACAACAAATAAAAGTTTTGGAATCGGTTGATTCTATAATAGAGGATTTAGCATGAAAATTATAACAACAGGCGGAAGAGGATTTATAGGAAGTCATTTTATTGAAGCATGTTTAAAAAATAAACATTCTGTACTTGATATTGATTTTATGGGCTATTGTTCTAATCATAATTTACCATTCGACAACGATCCAAACTATAAACATTTGAAGGTCGATATATGTGAACTTAAAAATATACCAACATGTGATGTTATTGTAAATTTTGCAGCTGAAACTCATGTTGACAATTCCATTAACGATACAAAACCATTCATTAATAGTAATATTTTAGGTGTTCATAACTTGTTGGAGATATGCAGAGGTAAACCAGAATATGAAAGACCTTTATTTTTTCAAATAAGTACAGATGAAGTATATGGAGACAGATCTGATGGTGAATTTGCGGAAAATGATGTTTTAAAACCAAGTAATCCGTATTCTGCAACTAAAGTTTCTGCCGAAGCACTAGTATTGGCATATCACAGAACTTATGGTATTAACTACATTATAACAAGAAGTTCTAATAATTACGGCGAACGCCAATATGAAGAAAAATTAATACCAAAAACTATCAAATGTATACAAGATGGTAAAAAGATACCAATTCATGGAGATGGTTCATATGTTAGGGATTGGATTTATGTAAAAGATAATGCAGATGCTATATTATTTTTAATAGAGAAAAATATTAAGAATGAAATTTTCAATATAGGAAGTGGAAATAGAATTGAAAATATAAATGTTGTTAAAAGTATTTTAGATTGGTATAATGTAGATCACGAAAGCACTATTCAATTTGTTCCTAATAGATGGGGACAAGATCTTCGATATGCACTGAACACTGATAAAATAAACAATATGGGATGGACACCTAAACATCCAAAAGGTATTTACAAATGGTTCCAATAAATATTAATTTTAATGAGATTTTACGAGAAAAAATAAAAGAATTGGTCCAGTTTAAATTAGAAAATAAACAAAAAAAATGGACACCCGGTGTAGATGTTGTTCAATATTCTGGTTCGTTATTTGATGAAAACGAATACATTAGTGCTATTGAAACTTTATTAGATGGTTGGTTGGCTCTGGGAGAAAATGGTATCAGATTTGAGAATAAGTTTTCTACTAGATTGGGAAAGCCCTATGGTGCATTGACTAATAGTGGTTCTAGCGCAAATTTATTAATTGTTAGCGGGCTTGGTTCTAAAAACCTTTATAATTTACCAAAAGGTTCTAAAATAATAACACCTGTTGCCGGATTTCCAACTACAGTAAATCCTATTTTACAAAATGGATATATTCCTGTTTTTATTGATATAGAAATAGATACATTAAATTTAAATATAGAGCAATTAGAAAAAGCCGCAAAGGATGGTGCAAGTGCTTTATTTTTTGCTCATGTCTTAGGCAACCCTCCCAACATGGATGAAGTTAATCATATAGTAAAAAAATATGGTTTAATTTTATTAGAAGATTGTTGCGATGCACTGGGTAGTACATACGATGGTAAATTGTTGGGTTCTTTTGGAGAAATGTCATCCTGTTCCTTCTATCCCGCACATCATATGACTATGGGTGAAGGGGGTTTTGTTGCATGTAAAAGCAAAGAACAGGAAGTTGTTATTAAAAGTTTAAGAGAATGGGGGCGTGGTTGTTATTGTTCTGGAAAAGCGGCATCATGTTTAAAAAATGGTTTATGTAAAAAACGATTTAGTAATTGGTTGCCATCTCTTCCAGATGAAATAATGGATCACAAATACATTTATGAAGAAATAGGATATAATTTAAAACCACTAGAAATGCAAGCCTCTATTGGGTTAGTTCAGTTAGATAAATTAGATAACATGATACAGATTAGAAAAAATAATTTTAAACGACTTTATAATATTTTTGCAAAATATGAAAATTTGTTTCATCTCCCAAAGACTACCGAAAAGGCAAATCCATCTTGGTTTGCCTTTCCATTAACAATAAGAGATGGAGTGAATTTAAAAAGAAATAACTTTACTATGTACTTAGAAGATAGTAAAATACAAACTAGAAATTATTTTGGTGGTAACTTATTACTTCAACCAGCATATCAATCAATTTATAGTGAAAATCCTAAACTAAAATTTCCAGTTGCAACTAAAGTTACAACTGATACTTTTTTCTTAGGGACAAGTCCAGTTATAACTAATGAACAATTAGATTATATTGAACACAAAGTAGATGAATATTTTTCTAACATTTTTAAACAATAAAAAGAAATAACTATGACAACTGAATCATTTATTTGGATAGAAAATATACAAGCAGCACAGGTTCCAAATACTTTAAACATTTTTTCTAAAATAATTAAGGAATTTGATACAATTATAGAAATTGGAACAAACCGTGGCGGATTTTCTATATGGTTAAATGATAATAAAAAAGAAAATTGTGCATTTTTGAGTTACGATATAAATCCTAAGTGCATAGAAATACCAATAACACATAGAGCATATAAATGTATCAACATTCAAGATTGTTTTTCTTCTTCATCCATCGAACAATTATCACAAATAATTAAAAATGGAGGAAGAATTTTATTTTTATGTGATGGTGGAAATAAAGTTAATGAGTTCAATTTATATTGTAAATTTTTAAAATTAAACGATGTAATAATGTTACATGATTATGCAGATTCTCCAAACGAATTGCAAAATTGGAATAATATAAAACAACAATATAATATAGTTGGAGCATTTCATAACTATGAATCTTGTTATGAGCAAATACAAAATGCAGTTAAAAGTAATGGTCTTGAAAAATTTATGTATGATGAGTTTTTAGATATATTTTGGGGTAGTTTTATTAAACAATGATATTAGGAGAAATTATGATACTTGAATCAGGTGAATTAAATATACAAACAGAAGTTGAAAAGATAATCAAAAAGAAGAATTGCTCATATATGGATGCTGTTCTTCAAATTTGTGAAAATCATGAAATCGATCCTTCATATATTGCCAAACATTTGTCTAAGCCAATCATTGAAAAGATCAAAGCAGAGGGACAGTCGCTGAATCTTCTTCCAAGAACTTCTAGACTTCCCATTTGACTTGTCTAAATATTTCAGTATAATACATCGTATACAGTTACTAAACTCTTAATATTTCGTACACGAAAGGATATAAATGTCATTTAAAGATTTAAAGAAGAAGTCTAAGGATATCTCCAAACTCACTCAGGAGATGGAGAAACTCAACAAGGGTGGTGCAGAGTCCTACAAGGATGATCGATTCTGGAAGCCAGAGTTGGATCAAGCATCAAATGGTTTTGCAGTAATTCGTTTTCTGCCAGTTGTTGAGGGAGAAGATATTCCTTGGGCGCGTGTGTTCAGTCATGGTTTCCAAGGTAAGGGTGGCTGGCTCATTGAGAATTGCCCAACCACATTGGGTAAGAAGTGCCCAATCTGTGAAGGAAACAATGAATTGTGGAATAGCGGCAATGAAGATGACAAGACAGTTGCGCGTGATCGTAAGCGCAAGTTGAGTTATGTCTCAAACATCATGGTCGTTTCCGATCCAAAGCATCCTGAGAACGAGGGAAAGATCTTCCTGTTCAAGTATGGCAAGAAGATCTTCGATAAGTTGATGGAGAAGATTCAACCGGAGTTCCCGGATGATGAGCCAATCAACATCTTCGATTTCTGGCAAGGTGCTAATTTCAAGTTGAAGATCCGTAAGGTTGCGGGTTATGTCAACTACGACAAGAGTGAATTTGAAACTCCGTCGGCTTTGCTTGGTGGTGAAGATGCCAAGTTGGAAGAACTTTGGAAGAAGCAATATGCTCTCAAGGAGTTCACTGCTGCAGAAAACTTCAAGTCATATGATGAATTGAAGACGAAGATGGATTCGGTTCTCAAAGGTGGTAACGATAAGAAGGCAAAGTCTGCCGAAGAGATGGAAGAGATGGAAGCAGAAGCCGAGGCTCGTTTCGGTTCTCCGAAGATGAGACCTGCTCCTAAGATGCCTGAAAAGAAGACCGCTGTCGATGAAGATGCGGAAGAAGAGAATGCTCTCTCGTACTTCGAGAAGTTGGCTAAGGAAGACTGAGTTTAAATTTTAATAGTTTCACAAAAGGGATGATCTTCGGATCATCCTTTTTTTATGTACTTACGCCACCAACATTACCAACCAACATACTTTGCATAGATGGTTCTGGACTTGCAGTCATATTTGGCGCACTAGATTCAGCAGAAGGTGAACTATTGGTTGTGGTGTTGTAATAATTATTAATTACAGTATTTCCAGGCGCAGTAGAAGCCATTGGTTGTCTTGCTTCGGCTTGTTGCTGTATACCGGAATTTATAGATTGCTGTGTTTGTGTCTGCAAGGCTTTACCAGATGGTGCGGCAACCGCACTAGGCGTTACTGGGCTGCTTCCAGTAGCAGGAGTTGGGGACTGTGGTGTTCCTGTGCTTGGAACTGTAGGCTTCTGCATTGCCTGAGACATGGATGGTAAGTCTCCATATTCAGGATGCGCTGGGCCAGCAGGGACAGTAGGAGCATCTTGCTTAGGTTTTGTTTCCTCTACCTGTATCTTTGGACCAATACCGGGTATACTGGCAGCAAAATCATACACACCAGTCGGTCCAATTGCGTTTACTAATGCACCACCCAAATATTCTCCTCCAAGAGAACCAACCAATCCACCAGCAATCATTCCAAGTGGTCCTCCAAGCGTACCAACAGCACCGCCAATGATAGCACCAAGACCAGAACCAAGTCTTGCACCCAATTCTGTACCAATTGCTTTTTTCTTTTCTTCAACACTCATATTTGGATCATCTTGGATGGCTTTTATAGTAAAGACTGCAATGAGTGGTTCTAAAACGGCAGAGATCAGTGCGCTACCTTTTATGCTTTTCAGCATCAATTTGCCACCAGGTCCTGCTAAGAATGCTTTTGGATTAGCAATTGCTTTTGCCAGCGCGGCTGGAGCAGACGCCAGTTCACCCATAGCACTAAATGTTCGCGAAAAGAATCCTGCACTCTTTCCTGCTGTACCTGCCGCGCCTGCAGCACCCGCTGCTCCAGCAACACTAGTTGCTCCAGCGGCTCCTGCTCCTGCTGCACCAGTTATTCCAGCGGCTCCTGCTCCTGCTGCACCAGTTATTCCAGCGGCTCCTGCAGCGCCTGCTGTAGTGGCACTTTTACTAGCTAAACTTGTGCCCATCCCAAGCATTTGAGCCCCTTTGCTCGTAACTGATCCGGCTGCTTTAGTAGCAGTCTCTGCCACCTTAGTTTTTACTGCACCAACTCCTCGAACTACAGAATCCGATTTTTTAGCCAATGAACTTACTATTGGACTTGCACCGCGTGCATTGGCTAGTTTTGCTAACCCCCCAGACTTTGCAATACCTGCAAATTGACCTGCCATCCTTGGTAATGCTTTTTTTCCTAATGCACCCATCATTTTACCTTTACCAGGCACCAATGATGCTATTGCTGCAACATCTCCCAAGGAAGAAAGCAGTCCTCCCCCACCTTCACCGCCACCACCGCTCTTCTTCAATATCTTTTCTAATACTTTTTTAATCTTCTCCAACAGAGAGACTTGTTCAGATTCTAATTGAATTTCTTTCTCTTTGCCTTCTGCAGTTTCTCGCGATTCTTCTATAGAAGGATTTACAGATGCGCTTTTGGATGCTCCAACAGAAGAAGATACGCCAGTATCTTTGGACATACCAACAATGGTTTTTGTTTTTTGTACTAAATCATTTACACTTTTCTTGACAAAATTTACTAGATTGGTGTAAATGTCTAGTGCTTTTTTAGTATAATTATCACCGGATGCTATACTAGTAGGTTTAGTTACAGTAGAACCTCCGACAACTCTTTCAGCATTTTCTGCTGGAGTACCAGTTCTTTCGGGTTTGGCTACATTTCTATTCTGTCTTTTTCTGGGAGATTTAGCTGGTCGACGACCTTTAGTCGCTGCTGCTGACATATCAGACTTATTTCCTAATACCATTTTAGCAATTTTACCAACTACAGTTCCATACCCCTTTGTTCCGGTATTTGTCTTTGGTAATGGTTTACTGCTTTTTTCCATATTATTTCTTCTTATTCAGCATCTCTCTTTTTCTATTTATGTCCTCGACATGTTTAATTAACATATTCAAATAGATTTCCCTCTCCCAAGGTATCATATTCTCCAATTCACTTAGGCTATACTTGTGTTCTTGAATTAGTATAAAATTGGTTCTATACATGTTTTCAAGAGATTCACTAGTAAGCCCTAATTGAAAAAATCGATAAATTTGTCCAATACTACCTTTATCTTTTTATTTGTATATGGAGATATTGCGTCGTTTTCGTAATATAGCGTTGGCATGGTTTCGAAGAAATTACCAATCTTGTCGTACATGTCTTGTGGGAACTGTTCTATAAATTCTTGAAGTTCTTTCTTAGTGTAGTCTTTTGAAGCATACACAACATCTTTATCGTATATCTTATCGATACAACTAGTCAATATATCAAATCCATTCTCTATGAGTGGCTTGGTTGCATCTACTGACATGATCGTTTTCATTGTTGGATATTTCATCTCAACGAACATATTTTCCGATAGCTTTATGCGCTTTTCGTGTTTTGGCGATCTCTTAACTATAACTTTGCTTAGATCAACATCTACTTCAAATTTCTTCTTTTCCTCTGGATCTACTATATTTACCTTTATAATTTCTCCCATAGATTTCTCTCTGATCTTCAGAAAGATATACTCAACATCAAAAGAAGGTAGGATGCTTATATCAACTTGATCTAATAGACAGTTTGTGATTACTTGTTCTAGTGCTAATAGAATCTGTTCGTTGTTTTTAGATTCTGCAGCAATGAGAAGAATTTTTTCTTCTTTTACTAAGAATGGTCTATATTTTATTTTTTGCTCGCTAGAGGGCAATTTCAATTCATATGTTACAAAGTCGATCTTGGGTAATGCCATTATCTAATCTCCTAAAGGGTATATTTCAATCACACTCCGCCGGTTTCAAATTTTGCTTCTTGGTATGCAAATGATACTGTTTGCTTCAAGTAAGAATCTCTCTCATCGAATGAATATTGTGTAGTATCTATATTTGTTACTAACACTTTCGATAATGTCAAATTGTATATTGTTTTGTCTTGTATATTCATTACATTTATTTTGATTTCACCCCATATGGTATCTGCATATGCTACAAAATATTCTCCACTCTGAGCCGATACAATCTCTTCGATGTTTTCATATAATCCTTTTACTGGATTGCCGCTTCCATCTAATCTAAATGTAATATTACACACCTGTGCTGGTAGTTTTGCATATGGCACCTTCAGAGTGGGATGTGTGTTATATTGATAGTCTGCAGTTCCAATTGCCATCGCAGGAAACTCTACACTTTCTGCATATGAATCGAAATTTGCAACTCCTTTATTTTTTGCAAATGGAAAATTAATTTCTACAAAAAATCGATTAGGTCTAACCAATCCATTTGTTGCTAGTGCTATTGCAGAAAACCCAGTTACTGATGATGATATTGCCATTATTTGTTTACTTCCTTTAGAATCTGAGAATATAATCTACTTGGATTGATTCCCTTGAATACGGGAAGAAACGCAAAATTTGTCCATTCTTCTGGTGTCGTTATTTTAGGTTTTCCAAAAATATTAGCAGTGGTGTATTGATTAAATACTGTTCCGTAATATTTAGCAAAGATTTTCTTATTAAATAATGACAATATCTTAATACGCATTTTTTGAGGATCTTCTTCTTTTCTATTATATAAAAGAGAGTCCATCATCAATACAATCTTCAATCTGTCCATTGGTGGGATATAATGCAAATTTATACCAGAAAACCCAGTTCCCGTCATTCCAGTGACTATTACTAATGGAAACTTATCGTATACCCGTATTCTGGAAGTGGGTCTATAGTTGAAAAGTAAAACCTGTCCCAGCAGCTTTCTGCGTACATTCTTCTCACTATCTTGAAAAAACTCTTTATAATCGGATGGTTTTCCTTTTTGAGTTTTAACAATACCTTTAATGCTTTCTTTGAACCAATTTGCTGCGTTCTTGGGAGCATCCTCAGAGTTCGTCGGTTGTTGGTTCTTTTCCACCAAATAGTTCTTTCTCTGTTATTATCTTGAACTTCCAGTTGCGTTTATTTGCAAATTGTTCTGCAAATGCCCATTTTGATTTATTTATCTGCCATTCTACTATTTCGTGTAGATATCCTTTTGTGATCTTCTTCTTTTTCACAGGCTCTGAGCATTTTCTATGTGGTTTTATCTCTACTAGATATGTTTGAACTTCACCATTCTTCTCTTTTACTTCTATTATAAAGTCAACAAAATACCTATGATATTTTTTATCTACGGGGGATATGTACGGTATTGGAAGTTCTTCTGATGCCCATTTGATTATGTTTTCGGTGTTGTCACAGAAAGTCATAAATTTTCTTTCCCACAGAGAACGATACACAATATTTGTGTGATCCCCAGAGTACTTTGATGGGTTCTTTGGTTTAAATTTACCTTTATAGGACATACATACTATTTAGCAGAAACGGAGTAATTGCGAAAATGGCAGATAAAGAACGCAAATCTGAAGGCAAATATTCAAACTTAATACCACCAAGAGCAAACGGCAATCAATCTGGTGGAATGTGGTCTGTAATAGAAATACTAGAACCTACTGAATTTGGTGCCAATGCTACTCCAATAATGTCATATTATTTACAGTTACCAAAAGAACTGAATAATGTATTTTCCATAGATTGGCAACAAAAAGAATTAGGCGATAGTGCATTGAGTGCTTTATTTACTGGTGGTAAAACGGGTGGTGGTGCTGGTTCTGACAGTGGTGCAGTAGGAGCAAATGCCATGTATGGTAGTGGTCTTGATATTGTCGCTGGTGCTGGCATTCTTCCCGGTGTAATGGACTCTCTGAGGCAGAATGCTGGAATTGCAAAAAATACAGTAAATACTTTACTGTTTCAATCATCCAATTTGAGAAATTTTCAATTCACTTGGGATCTTATTCCGCTTAGACGAGAAGATTCTAAGGGGTATAATAGAATGATAGAAGATTTTCGTTTAAAGATGCATCCACGATTAGAAAGTAATATGAATTTTCTTACTCCATATTTGTTCAGAGTGAAACTCCAGGTACAAAGCAAAATTATCATCAGTACACTACCATGTGCTATGACCAATCTTACGATAAATTCATTTGGTTCAGGAATGCCCGCATTTCATGATGATGGTACTGCAGTACATACAGTCTTGACTATAGAATTACAAGAACTGTTCCCACAAACTCAGCAATCAATTCAGAAACTATACAGCGACAATTCAAAGTAAAGGTTAATTGTGTATTTCAATAAATTAGGAACAACCGAATATAATGGAATAGTAATTCCAGATATCTTAAAGAGAATTTCACTTACTGGTGATGTATCTAAAAGTAATTTGGTAGATCAATATTCCATAGGTGAAGGAGAAACTCCAGAGAGTGTTTCTTTTGATTACTATGGAAGTGTTGATTACTATTGGACTATTCTTCTTGTCAATAATATTAAGAGTCGTTATTTTGATTGGCCAATGTCTTCGCAAGAATTGGGACAATATGTGGAATCGAAATATGGCAATAGGATTGCTTTGTTTTTCAAGGAAACTGATATAAACAATCAATTTAATTTTTGTGATACCAAGTATATTATAAATTCTGCTGGAAAACTAAGCACGGTATCAGAATGTGACAGAAATTTAAATAAAATAGTAATAACAAAAACAGAAGAAATTGTTATTTCTGGATCTGTTGTTCAATTTCTTGATATAAATAAAAAAATAATTGCATCCTTGGTTGTTTCTAGAGTAGTATACGAAAACATATATGCAGTTCACCATACAAACGATGGTGATGAAAATAGAACATATTTAAATGCTTATATTAATTCAGAGGGACAGCAAAATATTGTTTCTAATTATGATTATGAAGTACAAGAAAACGAAAACAGAAGAAGTATATTTTTAATAAACCCCACATATATTTCGACATATGTAAACGCATTTAAAGTATTAGCGAGAGCTGATTGATATGATTCCACTTGTTTTAAATACAAATAGACCAGTTATCAAAATAAAAGATATTGATGTTTCTGATATCATAAAAGAGATATCACTAACTGAAAGTGTCTTTGAACCTGTTTTGCGTGGATTTTTTGTTGTATTTGATACAGCAAGTTCCAGATTATCTCAAGTTATTGGTGGGTTCAACGGATTGACTAAAATTGAATTTTCTTTTCATAGTATGCTTGGCAATAGTTCTGAAAAAGAAATTCAAAGCAAAGAATTTTTTGTCTACAAGTATATGCCTGGACCAACAGAAGGAACTACAAACAGCGTTGCGATTGGTTATTTTAGTTCTAAATATGTTTTTATTAATGAATCTAGAATGATATCAAGATATTTTGATGATACTGTTTCTGACATAGTGACAAAAATGTGTAAGGAACTTGATATAAAATGTGAAACTACAAAATCTGTTGGTAAAGTCAAAAAAGTCCTTCCATACGATTCAGTCTTTTCCCATATAACAAATCTATCAAAGCAAGCAAGAGCATCAGAAAATCCAAAAGATGTTGATTTTATTTTCTATCAGGATATAGATCACAAGTTTTATTTTAAACCACTATCTTCCTTTAAGAAAAAAGAAGTAAAATGGAAGTACAAATACATTTTACCAACTCCAGATCTAACCATGATGGATGCAAAGTATAGTATATTGAAGCACGGCTCCGAATCTTTTGCGCCAATAGACAACGCACTAGGAGGAATGTATTCATCAGAAATCATTTCCTTTGATAGCACTACAGGCAATTACTATTCAAAAACGCATGTCCTACAACCAGATCAATACACAAAAATATCAAATAAACCAATAGTAGATACAACAAAAGATCCATTATTTGATGATATTGCAAAGAGTGGAGTAGCAGTAAGAAGATACAATAAGCAAAGATTTTTATACGATTGTTCTGAAAATGCATCAGGACAAGATGAAGTTGGTCTTCAGGACGATTGGGTTGGAAATAGACTAACATCTATGCAATTATCAAATCAGATGACATTGAATATGGTTGTACCTGGAAACAGTGAAATGAAAGTTGGAGATTTACTGGAATTTAGACGACCATTACATGAATCAATTCTGGATACAAGTAAAGTACAAATGAAACAAACTGATATATTTTACAGTGGAAAATTTCTAGTAGTAGAAATAACACATGATATCGTTATGCGACAAGGAGTAACACCAACAGCAGCAACTGCTGTGTATACTATGCGCGTAAAAGCAATTAAAGATTCTATAGGAGATGAATATGCCTAATCCAACATTAGGAAATCCTACATTTAGATGGTGGTGGGGGTGTGTTGAAGATCGTATAGATCCTCTACAAAAGGGCAGAGTTCGTGTAAGAATACATGGATATCATAGTCCATTTCAAAAGGATATCCCGACATCGGCTTTGCCATGGGCAGAAGTAGTACAACCACCCACGACCGGTGCAACACCACAGAGCAGTCCAACCGGAATTGCAGAAGGTCTTTGGGTTTTTGGTTTCTTTAAAGATGGAGTTGATTGTCAACAACCCGTGATCATTGGGTGGTTACCAACTCTTCCGGAAGAAACTGAGAAAAAAGACACAACTGGTTCCGATACTTTACAGCAAAAGACTTCGGCAAAAGAAACATTTCAGAAAAATTATGGAGATGGATTTAGAGATCCTAGAACTAAAAAGGAACTAAAAGAATTTCCATCGAAAGATGTTGAACGGAAATATCCATTTGGAAAAGATAAAGTAACAAAAGATCGTGGAGTTCAGCTCACCGAAAAGGAACCACAAAAACAAACAAGCAAAGATGGTCGTTCTATTGCAATAAATGATCCTACCAAAATAGCAAACACAATAATAGAATTAAAGAAAACTGCAAGACCGGATGGTCTATATGATTATTCTAAGATTGCAGATATAAAAGTAGAAGAGAAATTCAAATGTGGTGTTATTAATATTTCTAATACAAATAAAGGAACATTGAGTGGATTTGGATATGGAGATAATTCTGTTGCCAGTACTATGTTATCTTCAGAATTTAAAAATTGGAAATTGGTAAAAGAAGAACCATTGAATGCCAATAATGGAAAAATTTTAGGATAATATAATGTCAAATAATTGCGATGATCCAAATATAATACCACCAAATGGTACTGCAAAACAGGTAAAGGGGAAGACAGGTTCTAGAAATAGAAAACCTTTGCCAAACACTACATCTGCAACTAATGTTACTGTTTCTGGTGGAAAGGTAAATCCATCTTCAAATAATGCAACAGATACAGCAGCATCTCAAGCGGCGTTAGCCGCAGCTGCGGGTGGTGGAGGCGGCGGTGGCGGTGGTGGCGGCGGTGGAAGTCCAGCAGTAGCCGGCGGAAAGGTGAAAGCCAGTTCTACTCCTCCCGGAGCAGTTCAACCAACCGCACAAGTAAATCCCCAAACACAAACACCAACAGTTGAAAAACCACAAGTTAATCAATGGACACAACCAAAAACAGAACACGGTCGTATCAATGGCGAGAAGATTGAAGAAAAAGATCCTTGTAATGGACAAGAAAAGAAAAGCGAAGAATTTAAGCCAAGAACAATATACCCGTTCAATAAAGTAACTCAAACAGAATCCGGACATGTTACTGAAACTGATGATACGCCGGGAAGCGAACGAGTTTCATTCTTTCATAGATCTGGTTCTAATTATGAATACTTTCCGAATGGAGATGTGATTCATCAAAATGTTCGAGACAATTATATCCATGTGTTTAGAGACAATTATGTTCATTTAGGTGGGTATTCTACAGTTACTATAGACAAAGGATTGAAGATTCTGATTAATAGTGACGAAGACGATAACACACCAGAAAAGAATGTAAATTTTGATATCCACATATCGGGTAATGCCAATGTAAACATATATGTTCATAAAGGAAATATGAATGTTTCATTAGCAGAAGGCGATTTGAATATGCGTGTGAACAAAGGCGATGTGAACATTTTACAAGATCAGGGTAACTACAATCACACAGTTGGTGGAGATTATAATTTAGAAGTGGTTGGACACATGCACACGGTAGTTGGTGGAAATGTTATTCATGAAATAGGAGGAAATCGCGATGAAAGAATCGATGGTGAATTTGATCAAAAATACCTCACAAACCCTTCTGGTTATTATGCGGAATATTTGGAGGGTGCTAAAAGAGTGTATGTTAGCGGAAATCAGATAGTACAGGTTGCTGGCAATTCAGACGAATCTGCTAAAATAAAAACAGAAAAATATAGCAACACAATGACTGTTGATATTTATGGATATGGCATGATTCGTGCTGGTGGTACTCTAGATGTGACTTCTGGTACAGATCTTACATTACACTCTTCTGGAACCATGTTGATAAAATCTTTTGCTAATATGGACATATTCTCATCAATAGATGGGATTTCTCCCATGAAACTGTATAGTGCTGCAAGTTTTGAGTTTGTAGCAGAAAATTATGCTCTAATTCGTTCCTCTAGTGATAAGATAGAGTTGAAAGCTCCTCAGAATATTAAAACAATCACACCAAAGCTGTATATTCCAGAAACCGAAACTGCTCCAAGATTTGGGAGAGATCCAAAACCAATAAATGATAAGGATCCATACTTGAATAAAGTAACAGACGCCAAGACAACCAATACCTATCTTAAAAATAATAAAAAACCTTGGGTTCCAACCAATACTAAAAATAAATAAATAACAATGTTCGGTAATTTATAGGACACTAATATGTTAACATTTTTCAAATCTCTTTCTCCTGATGTGTGGTTTGGTATTGGCGTGGCTGTAGTTTCGTTTCTTGTTGGGTGTGTAATCACTTTAATAAGAAAATTAAATATTCGTACAAAATGCAAACACCCTCTTTTCTGCAACGGTACTGGAAAGGATTTTACAAAAGTTCACACACAAGTAAATGAATTGCTGACTGAGATGCGACTAGAACTTGATTCCGCCAGAGTATTCATTTCACAGTTTCATAATGGTGGGGATTTCTTCACAGGTGAAAGTATATTAAAGTTTTCAATTACGCACGAATCTTGTAGTCTTGGGGTTGTGAACACAATAGATCAGCAACAAGGAGTTCTGTTAACTCGGTTTATTGAAAAATTAAAAATATTACAAGAAGACGAACCAAGATTAATCTTTACAAATACATTAGCAGATTGTCATTTTAAGGGATTTTTAGAAGCAAGAAACACTATTGCGTTTATTTTGGTTCCATTGAGAACCGACAGTTCATTGACTCCATATGGTTACTATTGTTGTGAGTGGTGTTCTTGGGCACATGTTGATGCGATAAATGCAGATGTAGTAGATACCTTTGAGTTTTTTGTTAAAAAGAATACTAGGATCATAAACACCTTACTTACTTCCAAATAATGGCAAAATTAAACATAACAGATATAAGTAATGATTTTACTAAAAATCCTTCAACGGGGGATATTAATATCCTAAAAGATGGTAATGCTATCAAACAATCCCTGAAAAACTTGCTATTACTCAATAAATTCGATAAACCTTTCAATCCAGACATAGATGTAGGATTGAGAGAGGTTTTGTTTGAGAATTTTCCAGATTTCATTCGAAAGAATATAATTCGTGAAAAAGTTGAATATATAATCAATAAGTACGAACCGCGAGTTAAATTACAAGAAGTAGATGTTGTTAGTTCGGAAGATCAGAATGGTTTAACAATACAGATAACTTATGGAGTAGTAAATCAAGAAAATTTACAATCACAATCTCTGCAAGTTAATCTAGAGAGGAATAGATGAATCCGGATTTTTCTAAGCTAGATTACAACGACATCAAACAAAATCTTATTTCGTTCTTAAAGAATCAAGATAAGTTTAGTGGTTACAATTTTGAGGGATCTACCTTAAATATTCTGTTGGACATACTTGCATACAACACACATTATCAAGCATTATACAATAACATAACTTTCAATGAAGCTTTTCTGGATACTGCACAGAAAAGATCTTCTGTTGTGTCTATTGCTAAAAACTTAGGATATACCCCCTCTTCTTCTAGAAGTGCCACTTGCATAGTGGAAATTGTTAGATCTGCTTCAGATACCGGAGCGATAGTAGGATCTCTCATATTACCAAAATATCAAGCATTTAAAGCCAATAAAGATTCTACTGCATTCTTTTTCTATAATTTAGAAGAAGCAACCTTTAGTGTAAACGAAATCGATGTTGATGGAATAACTCCTATCAACTACACAACAGGATCCGTTGCTATTCGTGAAGGATTCTTAAGAACCAATTCTTTCGTTATAGATGGATCAAATCCAACTCAAAAATTCACACTCAGATACAAAAATATAGACACACAAACTATATCGATAACAGTTCAAAATAGCGCCTCAAATGATACAGGAAGTGATGCTACTTGGACAGAATCTCAAAATATAACATTAATCAATGGTGAGTCTAATGTATTCTTCTTAGAAGAAGGACCGGATGAGTATTATAGAATATATTTTGGCGATGGTATTTTGGGTAAAAGATTAAACGAAGGTAATCTAGTTACTATTACCTTCTTAGAAAGTAGCGGAACAGAAGCAAACGACATAGGATTCACAGATGCAGAATCCAATAGAGTATTTAATTCGTTAGATTCTGTAGATACTGTAAAAGTCGTACTACCTTCTTTTGGTGGTTCGGAGAAAGAAACAACAAATTCCATCAAGTACAATGCTCCAAAGAATTTTACTACACAAGAAAGAGCAGTGACTGCAAGTGATTATTCTATAATTTTACAAAAAGATTTTGCATTCATCAAATCTATAAAATGCTGGGGAGGAGAAGAAAACGATCCACCTGCATACGGTAAAGTATTCATTTGTATTAAACCGGAAAATCGAGCAGCACTTACTAGCAGTGAAAAGAATGCCATATTGAAATCTTTGACTAAGAACAGAGGAGTTGTTGGGGTTGTACCTGAACTGGTAGATCCAAATATAATATACCTTATTATAAATTGTGATGCTAAGGTAGATATTGTTAAAAATAAAGGATCAATTGTTCAATTAAATGCAAAAATAATCAAAGCAATTGATGATTACATAATAACTAATTTGGATATCTTTGACGCAGATCTGATAGCAAATGAACTGGAAGCTTCTATTCTTGATATGGATTCTTCTATATTGAGTGTGACAATTACTCCTCAATTAGAATATCGTTTGATACCAGAATATGGTGCAGCAAGATCCTATACTGTAAAATTCCAAAATGCAATTCAAAGGAGTAATAGTATAGATGTGCCGAACATTCAAAGCAATTCATTTACATACTTGGATTACAAAAATGTAGTCCGTGTCTGTAAGCTATATGACGATGGATTTGGATTGATTTATATTGGCTATGAACAAGATGGTTTGAGTTATTCAATTGGAAGATTTGATAATTTAGATCTGTCTGTATTATCGCCAGAATCTATTGGCACAATTGATTATGAAACTGGAGAAATGAATTTAGTAAAATTCAATCCAATATATTCTGCCGAAAACAATACCATAAAGATATTTGCGAATGTTGTAGACAGCGATATATTTGTGAATCCTAACACCATATTATCAATAGACACAAATGATAGAAATGCAACTGTTATTAACTTGATTGAGTCTGCATTCAGAAAACCGATTAAATGATATCACTCACGATTAAAACTCCAACAGCAGGAGATTTGATTTTTTCAAATCGAGTTGTTATTAATTATGAGGTAAAGGATACTGAGGGGATATTCAATAAAGTTATATTTGATGTTGATGGTGTTCTTTTCGAAAAAACTGCAAGATCTGGTTTATTTGAAATAACAGTACCAGAAGGGGATCATGTACTTGTTGCATATGTAAAAAATAAATATGGAAAAGAGATAATTTCTACAAGAAATACTGTAGAATTTTCAGCTAAACCAATAACGATAGAATTAAAGAACAAATTATCTTCGGTTGTTAGTTCTAGTATTCCTGATTTTTTAGAACAAGAATATTCAGTATTTGTTGATTTTGTAAAATATTATTATATTTGGTTGGAATCATCAAAAGATCCAAATTTAATTCCACACAGTATAGAGCAGTTCTTGGATGTTGATACCATTCCACCAGAATTGCTTGATAAATTTTATGCAACATATCTTTCATCTTTTCCTACGCAATTCTCTAAGGACAAAGAGACAGGTGCTGGCGTAGATGTAACTAAAGTAATAAAAAGAATTAGAGAATTTTATTCCAAAAAAGGAACAGAAGACTCATTTAGATTTCTTTTTCGTTTGATGTTTGATACAGAAATTACATTAACTTATCCACGAGAAAAGATGCTAATTGCATCACAAGCTAAATGGAAAGAATCTGTATTTGTAATTGCAAAAGTAAATTCCCATGAACAATTAGAAACAATACATTCCACTGAAATCTATGCATTAAACAATTCTGGTGATAAAGTATTTTCAGCATATGTTGATGATGTTATTGTTATAACCAAAAAAGGTAGTATATACGCAACTCTACTTTTATCTGGAATAAATGGCACTTTACCATCTTCTACTGTGTATTACAAATACATCTTAGCTGGTATAGAAGAAACTACAAAATTGACGCTAAGTCCTATGGTAGTTTCTGCAACACCAAAAGATTGTCCTGTTTATGATTTCAAAGTTGGTCAAAAGATACGGTTTGAAAACACAGGATCTCATTCATGTTCTTCGTGTAATTCTGTTGAAACTACAGATTTAGATACAACTCCGGTTGATGGTTATAATTTTATTGCATCTGTTCAGGAAATAGATAAATTTGGTAAAATTCAGAAAATAGAAATTTTAAATCCTGGATTTGAGTATACTTCGCCTATAAATGAAGCATACACAATCGTGATAAACGGAGAGATCAATAATTGTATTATTGAATTTGAAACTGGCTATATCTTTTATGAGCAAGGTAAATACCAAAACAAATATTCTTTATTATCGCAAATAGCAGTACTCCAAGATAATTTCTATTATCAACAAAATTCATATGAAATTGGCGCTGCTATAACTCCATATCGCTATTCTGATATTCTTAAAGAAGCTGTACATCCAGCTGGATATAAAGCATTCTATAAGTATGACATCATAGATTCTATAATCGAAGCAAAACAAATAAGTTTCACTTCATTTGATGTTGGTGCATTTGATCAGGATGTAGATGATTTCCAAAATTTGGTGGCAAGAACTGCACCATTTAATAAAAGAGTAGCAAGTTTAATTATTGCGGAATATGAACCGTTTCCTCCTAGTATAGATATACCAGTAGTATCTACAACTTCTACTGATGCTGGAACAGATGTAAGCACAGATCAAATAACATATTCTACTGATGAGTTAGAAGAGTATATAGCAGCAGAGGTAGAAGTTGAAAGGCCGCAACAAAGAGAAAGAGAAACTAGGATTCTTGTACCAAATTGGACCGTAGTATTATCAATCGTACCTCCTATTACAAATACAACAGACATGTATTCTACAGATCAAATTTCAACAGATAATCCCGGACCAGAACACCCATTTGCTGCATTTCTCTTTATAGAAAACGACTTATAATTATGCAAAAAATTAATGCTATTGTAATACCAACAACCACAACAGACAGTCTTGGACCTATTATAAATGATCCAAAAAATGTTTTCAATCAGGTATTGGGTTCATTACCAACCGAACCAGAAACAACAACTACAGACGAAATTCTGGGTACGGACGGACTTCCGGGTACAGATATTGTTTATCCGCCGAGTACCGATATAGTAGTTCCTGAGCTTCCTACAAATGCATCCTCTCTCAATTATGAAGTATGGGCAGCGACATGGAATAGACAAGTTCACGAAGATGCAATTTCTGTTGTACCTTTTGTGTATGTTGATTACGCGGGAGAATGGACACCTACTCCAGGCGACGATTATTTTGTAAATACTACTAAATATAATGATTTTAAAGCAGCACTAGAAGCAATACCAGAAGGAAGACGAGTTGTGCAGCCAACATTCTGGAGTGCTGCTCCTGCTAATTGGACATGGTCGTCATTAGATATGATTGATTATTACACCAATTCTGATGGAACAGAAATAAATGGCAGAAAATTAATCTGGACACCGTGGCAAGAAAATGTGATTGCAGATGCTAAAACTAGCATTCTTCAGTTTTTGAATAGATGTTCAAATGATGGTCTTAGTTTTGATTATATTACAGATAACACATTCTACGGTGATGGTGGTATGCCACAAATTTGGAATACATCCATTCCTCCACGATACACAACTCATAACATATATGTGTCAGATTCTATTGGAAATGATGCATGGACTGGAGAAAATTCTACCATATCTGGAACTTCTGGTCCGGTCAAGACTATTGCTAAAGCAGCTCTTTTAGCAAAAACATATACAGCAGCTGGCGGCGATCTCAATATAGAGATTCGCATTGCTGGTGGCACATACAGAATGCTTGGAACTGATGCAAATCCTATTCTATACATGAATAGCACATATAGTGCAAAGGATGGTAGAACTTTAACATTCAAACCAAAATCTGCATCTGATGAAGTAATCATAACTGGATCGGAAGCAATTGAACACACAGCATTTACATTAGTAAATTCTAGTGATCCTAAGTGGAGTCGTATATCTGCTGCTGCAAGAGGAAATGTATATGTTGCTAATATTTCTTCTTTTGATATTGGACCAGGATATCCTTCCATGTGGAAAGGAGATGGTGTTGGTTCGCAGGTCGGATATACATCAGATTTACCAGCACTTCCTGATTTAATTTTTGACAATGAGACAATGGTTGTCGCTAGATGGCCTAATAAAAATAATACAAATAGTCATGGCTTTTCTTTGGCAGAGTGTGCTACTATTAAAACTGTAGTTGATTCTGGCACAACTGGTCAGTGGAGTGTAGATAGATTTTATATTGGAGCTGGTGACACTACTCCAGATCCATGTGGAGAATTTATTTCAACTGATGCAAATAATGATGGTACTGCTGATTGTTTTAGAAATGGTGTGTTTACATATTCCTCGGAGTATGATTCTGTTATTTCTAAATGGACATCTACGGCTATTAATGATGGAATTTGGTTGTATGGTTCTTGGAGATGGGACTGGGCACAAGAAAATTATAAAGTAGTATCTCTCGATATTGTCAATAGAAGAATCACAGTGAATTCCAGAAAATCTAATTATGGAATACAAAATTATACATTATGCGATGCAACAACTGGAATTCTTTGTGAGGATCCATCTATTTGTGGTGGTCAGTATGCGTACTTATCAAACCCAACTCCAAGAAGATGGTACGCACTGAATATATTAGAAGAATTGGATTCTCCCGGTGAATATTTTATCGATAGAGCTAATGAGAAATTATACTTCTGGCCTAAATCCGCACTGAATAGTAATTCTAGTATAAGATTAACACACAGAGCTGTAGCCGGTGCTGGTGTTAAATCTAACGACACAACTGAGGTCGGATATAATCCTAGTGGAAATATTAGTAGAATAGATTTCCCATATCCGGGTTGGGAAGATTCTCCGTTTGGATGGACACAAACCGGAGGAGCAATGCAATCCAGACACATATGGAATGTTAAAGGAGGATTGCGATCATTATTCAAATTATATGGTGCTAAAAATATAAGATTCGAAGGACTAACTTTCAGAGATAGTGCTGGATCCGGTATAGAAATTCAATTGTGTGAAAATGTTACAGTATTGAAATGCAAAATCTATAATATAAAGAAACATGCAATAAACGCACCCGGTGGTAAAAACATAACCATTGATAGTTGTGATATACATGATATTGGACTTGGTGCAATTATCAATACAGGTGGTAATAAACAAACACTGGAGCCAGCTAATAAAGTAGTTACTAGATGCTCTATTAAAAAATTTGGTAAATTATTAGATACTTCTGTAGCAGTAAGAATAGAGGGAGTTGGCAATACAGTTTCTTACAATCTAATATCAGAGGGTCCGAGTGGTGTATGGGCTTCTCTTGGTAATGATATAGTAATAGAATATAATCATTTTTATAAGTTATGTAAAAATAATGATGATGCAGGTGCAATATACGCCGGAAGAAATGCATCTTCCTTTGATATCATAATACGAAACAATTTCTTTAATGATATTGGACCTGATCAAGATGGTGGATTTATATATGGTGGTCCTGTCTCAGTAGGCAGCGGAGATGCCGGATGTCCTGGCGGAAGATCCCCAAATACAAGACCAGTAACTAATGACGATAAGCGTATACAGGGTGTTATAGGCATATATTTTGATGATTTGTTATCCGGAAATACAATAAGTCAAAATGTATTTTATAAATGTGGTAGAGGTGATTTTGGTGGTGGAATTGGTATGAATGGTGGGATTAACCACAAAATAGAAAACAATATTTTTATAGAGTGTCCAACTGGATATGGAGATGTTTTAAATAATCAAACAGTGTGGAACACATCATTATCTGGACAGGCATTTTATGTAATTAATACAGACGCTTATCCTTGGTATGAATCTGGCGGTCCATTAGATCGCGATGGAATAACAACTATACCAGTCACAGGATACAGTCCTTGGACTATGACTTTTGGTCCTACTGCATATCCAAGTTTAAGCTTCAAAGGAGTGATGGCTGTGTCTGATATTCGCACACCTGAGTACAAAAATCGCGCACCTTGGCTACATGAAATATATAATTTTTCTAGCTCTACTCCAGGAACTCCCGGAACAATTACCGTAAATGTAGCAAATGCAACCTTATATAAAACAAAAGCAATAAATAATGTTTTTGTTAATTGTGCTAGAATTTCTCATTCTGGTATTGTTGGAAGCAATCCTACCATTGGTGGATTTATTGTTGAGGGTGAGTTCCAATCTACAGATATGACACACTTTGTAAATGTGCCGGGATTGGATTTTAGATTAACCGGAGAAGGTCTGAGACAAATACAACGAGATATTCCAGGATTTTCCAATATACCTTTCCAATCAATTCCTACTGTAAACTATGTTCCAGAATCTTATACACAACAAACTTGGCAAACATGTGCAGTAGGCAACAGTCATTACAGTTGTGAAAGAGATTTTTCAGATCCAGATGCACTAGAAGCGATAGTAACAGATCCTAGATTCACTTCAACTGTGAATCCTATAAATGATAAAACTATAGATCAGGATTTCATGGATAGATATAATTTATGCAAAACAGAAACAGACAATAGACAGAGAAGTTTATTTTCTATATATTCCAATAATTGGTATGTTCCTACTGCCACTACAGCCGCACAAGCATTATCACCAATGTATGGATATCTTGGAGATACTGAAAATTCACAAAACAATATGGCTGTATTCCCTTGGGGAAATTCAAATGCTCAGGCAGCAACTCGTGCGTGGACCGGAGTTGTTATAGACTGGGGAAGTTCTTTCTACAGACCATACATGTGGTTAGATGCTTTATCATCTGCTAATTTCAGCAATGTTGGTTTGACACAAGATTATAACTATCCCTTAAATGATGTAGAATTTGAGTATGTTGATAATGGATATGGATGGAAAGCATCTCCGATGAGAGCAAATCTAGATGTACTTGTTTCTCCTCCATTCTATGGAGAACTTACACCAAATGCATTTGGAACATTTAGCTATATCATAAATCCAACTACTGATGATGAGCGATATTTATTTTCTAGTATAGATCCAAATTCCACACCACCAGCTACAACATTACGATACAGTAGTCCGACTTGGTTGGCTTTCTTATTAGACATGAGACTAATGAAAGCTATTCATAGAAGCGATTCTAGTGCATGGCAAAGATTTGCGCCGTGGATTGTAAGCACAGATGTTGGTGGAGATGTTGATCGTTATCGATATGGTCCATTGACAGGTGATGTTGGAAAGCAATATTGGAAAGAAATAATATTACATAGCTGTTTGCATGGTGCTAAATTTATTAATTATTTTAATGGAGTTTCTCCAGAAAATCCACAAAGCACATTGGATATGCACAATGTTCTTGAAGAATGGAGAGTCACTAGTGGCAATTCTCGCGCTCAGCCAACTGCTGTAAACAGAATAGCAGTAAATTCTAGTGTTATTATTTCCGGTGGTAGACTTCTAAGCACAAATCAATATTTGTGGAGAATTACAGCCAAACCATCAGCTTCTGTGACATTAAGAGCATTCGGAGCATCTACATCACGAACAGATATTCCTCAAACAATTACTCTCGACAGCGCATCTAGAGGTGCCTGGTTAACCACAACCACTTCAGTTCCGCCAATCTATATTCTAGATGAAAATACACAACAAGAAACTACCGAATTCAAATATGTTACTTTATTACGAAATACAGTAGCACAAGGTCTTATTGCAAGAGAACATGCCATTTTTGGCGGAGCTACTCACGATTTCGGTTCTGGTGTTGGTTTTGATGCAAATGGGAAATCTATTGGTGGATTGCAGTATATGACAGATGCCAGAATTGAAAGTTCTGGTCATCATTCTGGAAATGTTAACTGGTATTATAAAAATAATTACCGATTAGATACTAATGGTCGACTTATACCAGTAGAAATAGAATATGCACCTAATCAAACACAAATATTGTGTACTGGAGATGCTTGCTATTCTGGACAAGGTTGTTATCAAGCACCACCTCTTCATGCTGCAGAATGGATAGAACAAATGTCCAAATCTGGAGAATGGGGATCGCCTTTGCGTCCAGAACAACCATTCCCAAATAACACCACATACTATACATCTGCAACTCAAAGAAATACATGGTTTCCTTATGTGACTTTAGAAGACGGAACAACTGTAAAAATTCATCAACCATTTGATGATACCAAGGGAAAAGATACTCCTATGGAGTTTATGGTTTCCGTTAACCCCTCTGAACAAGTAAGACTCCCCGGTGAACTGCTACCTATTGTTCCGGTATACAGTAGTTTCTGGCAAAGAAGCAGAAGCGAAGGTGGTCGTAGCGATCTTGCATATGACTATAGAGTAAACAATACAAACGGTACTGATTATAGTTCAGTAGCTACTGGATGGTCAAATGTAGTATTCTATACACTTGCAGATGGTACATTAAAATGGCAAACAGCTTCGTCTACTTATGCTGGATATCCAATATTACCACCGAATAATCTCGCAGTTCTAAAATACAAACAAATAGCTGTTGGATATGGTAGTGTTATTGGGCTTAAAACAGATGGTACAGTTGTTGGGTGGGGTGGAGTTGATGGAGAAGTTGAAAGAAGTACTGCATTTTTCCAACAACAAGTAACTTTCAAGGGAAGAACTATCAAAAAAGTTGCAGCAGGTGCCGGACATTATATAGCACTTCTTGACGATGGACAAGCAGTAACTTGGGGTAGCAATGAATCTGCTCAATGTAGTGATCCAAATACTGTATGGACACCAATTGGTCTTATTCCTACTCCAACTGCAACGAATCACGAATATATTATAGATTGGATCCCATATCAAGATTTCTTTTATGATCAAAAGAAATCATCATTGATGTATACTTTTGATGACACTACTGATGGTGGTACTGACGGTCAACCAATGAGTAATAGTTGTGTGCCTGTGCCAGAAAATAGACATTATAGAATATTTAGAAATAATTTATTAGGCTGTCCGTTTCATTCAAATAATGAATATACTCAAGCAAATCCAAATGGTGCGTATGATACTCCATATGTAATAACTGGAGAAACATATCCAATAGAACAAGGTGGAAATTTTGCTTGGAGTGGTAAAATAAATTGGGCACAGTACACCGGAGCACCAAACGATTATCAATTTAGCAGACATACAACAAGAGACACAAACTTAGGCTCACCCGGAGTCAATTATTCTGTTGGTAGTGGTGGGTGGAGGAGAGCCCAAGAGAATATTCCAATGGTACAGGCATCTGGAGGAGTTGAAATTGGCTATGAAAATTCCGCGGCCGAAGGTGGAGCACTAGTATATAATTCTGTTTTTGGTACAGCATTAAAGAAATACATCGATATTGCTGCTGGAAGAGCCCATAGTTTATTATTAACAGAAACTGGCAACATAGAAACATGGGGTCAAAATTGGTATTACACAATCACCGGAAGTGGTCCTGCTCCCGTAGATCCAGATACTGGAGAAAATTTGGGATGGGGTCGTGTTGGTCAACCAAGTGGAAATGGAAACCCACCGGCCATACCACACGGATATGGTACATATTTTGAGGTTAAACGGGTTAAGAGAAATATTAATTCTGTAAAGGCAATTGGAACAGGATATTATACTAGTCAAATTATCAGACCAGACGGTAGTATTTTTGCATGGGATAGAAATGAATGGGGTGAGTCGCTTCCATATCAAAATTCAGACGGAACTACAGGATTACCAAATGGTCCATTTAAGCAAATAAATGGTGGATATCACCATACATGTGCCCTCAGAGAAAACGGCACAGTTGTGTGTTGGGGAGAAAATACAGAGGGAGAATGTAATGTTCCATTAGATCTTGGTCAATGTCTCTGGATAGATGCTGGCGCAAGATTCACACTAGCACTAAAACGCAACGGAGAATTGTGGGCGTGGGGAAAAGTTTCATTACTTAAAGCTGGAGCAACAGATGGTGTTGCTATTAAATTAGTAAATGATAACATAATACTACCAAACCCTTCAGCTGGATTACTTCCCGGACATGAATGTCCAATGATCGTTTCTGGTGCAAAAGAAATTCGCTCAGAGAATGATGGGTTGCCAACAAAATATGAACCAGGCAATATGTGGAAGTATAATGGATTTATATTTGCTCCGATACGCGAAGATGATGGATGTGCAGACGCACTTTTCATGTCCACATATACAAAGGTACTTGAGTCCGCAAAGGAACAAGAAGAATATGCATATAAGATAATGCATTCACCTATAGTACCACCGTGCATAACTCAAGGAGACGCCTGGAAAACTTGGTCAGATGATGATTTTGTTAATGGTGTATATACACCGAAACGAGTATTTGTCAATTTTGAAGATCAATTAGTAGATCAAATTCGTGGATTAGATATGACTGCTAGATTTGGACCAGGTCAATATGGTGGTATGGGTGGTGTGCTGGTGAATGATAAGATATGGCAGAAAGTAGTTTCATATGTAAAACTAACCAGAAAAATGAATAACAAAATTCGTGAAGTATGGGGATCTCAAGCAAACATAAATCATTATGATATGATGAGTTTCCCTTATTATCAAAATTGGAAATCAGAATGGTATCCTACTGCCGGCCCACTGATGTGGGGTGAATTGGATCTGTTAGAAAATACTTCAGACAATCAATCTAGAGTTGCTACTTGTCCATATTGTGATGAATTAGATATAGATTATCCTGGCGATGCTGCGTTTAATCAATTATCTTTCGAAGATAAAAGAGAATTCAATATAAAGGCACTGAAAGCAGTACAAAACAAGGTATTCGCCTTGGCTGCAGCAATAGCAAAAATGTGCATTTTTGAACCAGCTGAAGGTGAACCTGATGTTTTAGATTTAAGACCAGAAATGACTGCTCTTATGCCTCAAATAGATCCAAGTAATTTCATTATAACTGGATTGAATCATTATCCAAATTCTGTACACGGAGATCTTGTAAATAATGCACATAAATACTATGCGGCAACATCAGATGGGTTTACTGCCGGTGGTGAAACCTTGATGAATAATTCTGAAACAAATAAAAGCAGACAGATGAGTGTGCATCATAGCGAACAAGCAAGAATCGGTTTATTCAATAATCAATCATCTGGTAAATTATATTCATTCATGGTGCAAGGAGTCTGCGGATCTCAAGTAGCACCTTCGGGATACGAATTCTATAATTCAAGTGATCCTGTTAATGGTGGATATAAAAAATCATTCAATTATACATGTCCGTGTGCAATACCAGCTTGTCGTTGCGAATTCAATACTATAGAAGTTAGTTCGTTTCCAATATCAGAATCTGTTGCAAATCATCAAGCAGGGGATCGTAAATATGTTGCTGCTAATTTGTTTCAAAACACCAATAGAAAGAGTTTTTTAAGACATTCTGTGTGGGTAAATATGTGGAATGATTTCCTTGTTAGAAGTCAATTAGGTTCTGCTTTAAAGAATAAAGACGAAATTATTTGGTCTGACAATAATTTACAAAGTGTAGTTAGTTCATATTTCCCAAATGAAGTTTCTGCACCACCGGGATACAACAATCAATTGAGACCTTGTGCCCAAGGAGAAACCCCACATGCAGGTTGCAGAGACATAGTGGCAAATCCATACATCCTACCAACTCCAATGAATGACAGTTCGCGTATAAGGAACAATTCATTTTCAACATTTAACTGTTAGTATTAAACAATGGCAATACTTAAAAATTATAATCCCGTAATCCATGATGTCTATACTTTTAATCCGTCTGCACAATTTATATTACCATTAATTGATGGAATTCCACAGAGTAGTATAGATGGAATACCAATAGGGTATAGTGAAACCTGTCGAGCAACATTAGCCGGTGTAGATTTTTCTGGTATTGGTATACGATACAGATCCTTTAAACAAAGAGGAGTTTATCAAAATCAATCGAAATTAACAATAACAATAGATCCGACTGATATAAATTTTTATAATACAAATAGTGGAGCTGTTGTATTAATTTCTCCTAGACACGCATTAGCATGTCTGCATTATTTTCAATGGGATCGTCAACAAGATTTTATAGGCAGACAGATTGGATTTTTAGGAAAATCTGGACAAATGTACTTTAAAACAATTACAAAAGTATATTGGGATGGCTCTACACAAGTGTCTGGCCAACTATGGACAGGTCCGCGGCCGATTGATCAGCTGTTATTTGAATTTGGAGGTACACAGGATGCATTTGATGGAAATGATGTAAAAATTTATAATAAATTTGCAAATTGGTCTAGAATTGATGCAGGAGAAACTTTATGGGTTTTTGAAAATCAAGGAAGATCGTATAAGAGAGTTAGTGGTGATTATGAAATATCGTTAGTTCCGTCTCCAGACGAACTTAGTGCGTCGATTGGTGGTCGATTTTTAGTCGCAGATGGTTCACTCCACGATGGAGATAGCGGATCTCCAGTATTTAAAATTGCAGATGATGGTGAACTTTTATATGCTGGTATGCAGGATGGTGGGCTGCTGGCATGGCGGGATAATGATATTGCTAATTACATTAGTCCAATAATGAGTCCTTTTGGTTATGATGTGTCTTTTTCTAATGATGGGATTGAAAGGTGTATTGGGTATTGTTATTCTGATCCTATAATCCCGGCTGGATCTCATGGTGGTGCTGGAATACATACACTCTTAAATGCTAGAAGACACATTTATGGAATTGCTGTAGAGTATGCATCATATGATGATATGGTTGCTGTGCCATATGAAGATTATGGAAATGATTCTTATTGGATTGGATATCATGGTCAAAATGGAAGATTTGATCCATTCATTACAACACCACCAGCAACTGTAGCAGAAGCACAAGCATTGGATAGTTCTGGTTGGCCACACAGAAGATTCTCAGAAACTTCTAAGCGTGTTCAGGGGTTGATGTATATTTTGGCTGCAAGAAAAGATGCAAGCTTGGCCAAATATATGAAAAATCCTGAACGAACTTATATCAGAGATTGGCCACAACCAGCAGCAAATTTCAATGTCGATAGAAGACCGGTATCAACAATACCAGATTCTGTGTCGGGAGGAGATGCTGCAGCAAAGTATCTTAATTTTGTTAATGGTGTGAGTATCTTTACTAAAAATACTGGAATTGCTAAACTTATACAAGATCATCTTGATTGGAATTATAACAGAGGAGTTCGTAGATTTATGCTATGGCTTCCATGTGGATATTTGTCAGCCGATGGTGGAGGTTATACATCTGCAATATCTTCTGCAATGAAAAATAGAGTATATACTGGAGGTATAATAAATCCGGCAGAATCTTGCTGGTCAGGAATAACAGTAAAAGATCCTACAACCAATTTATTCATACCACAGACTGTAGCACAAGCAAATGCTGCTACTTTCAATCCAAATGGTAGATTGGATGAATGGTTGGATAAATTAGGTGAGTGGATTGCTAGCCCTACCCATTCAGATGCAGATGTTGGAATTTATATAGGTTATGCAATTCCAACAGTAGATGGAGTTCCTAATGCAAGTACTCATATTGCAATGGTTGGTGAAGCCGGTGTTAGTAGTGTAGGGCAAAATGTTGCTACTGGAAGAGGTTGGCAAATTCCAGATCCTGCAAATATCGCAGCACATGCAGCATTCTTAACTAACGAATTACAGCCATGGATTGATATTGGAATAACTTCTATTGGATTAGATGCCGGAGAGGGGGCATTTAATTATGCAAATGGAGGCACCATGTCATCTGGTGCTACTGCTGCATCTAAATCTCCAGTCGGTGACTACAGAAAATGGCTAATGGAAAAATGGCCAACACTAAAGACTGTCATAGCAGAAGCACTTCCAAGAGATCCTAAAGCACCGATATTGAATGAATTCAATCAAATAGTAAATACCACTTTTCCTAGAAAAACCGTGTATTTAACGGATACTTCCATTGAAGTATGTAAAGCAATTTCTGTTCCAGGCGGCGCCACACTAGATAGCATAAATCCAGTATACGCAGATGCTTGCTGGGCAAATAAAGGAAGAGAACGGTATCGTAAACTAGATCCGCTGGGTAAAGATTATAGAACACCAACAGATCCAAACGGACTGGTTTATAGTGCAGGAGCATATCAATATTGTCCTTATGTAATTCTTCAGAGTGGTTATTTGAATTCTGGTGAATGGAATATTGGAAAACATAATATGGGTACTATTTCAAATTGGGCAGGATTAGATCCAAATAATATGTGGTGTTGGTATCGAAGAAATACGGAGATAGGTGTTTATGTAGAAAACTATTATTTGTTAAGTCCGACTTTGCGTTCTTTGTATAGACAATATTTTCCAGCAGTCGGGCAGGGTGCTACTCAGGATTATGGTAATATATGGCAATTAACACCAGCATGGCATGATCAAGGCATTGCACAACCAGCTCCAGTACCTATTACTAATCCTGCTCTAGAGCCGTGGGATGGAAGAAATCATGTTAGAGATTCTGCTTTCTATAACAAAGTTAGAAATGAAATTTTCGTAAATATTAAAAATTTCATTGAGCGAGGATATGTTTTCTGGACATCTGCACATAAGAACGATCTACAATTAGTAAAAGATGTACATGCCGATGTTCTTGAATATGTTGCTGGATTTGAAGTAATTGATACGCTAGATCCACTGGATGTTATTACAGAAAACAGATCATTACCTGTCTATGAAATAGAGTCTAAATCTACTGCATTCAGAGCAACAAAACCAATTAAAGATGCCACAATAAAACAAATATTACTAGATACTTCTATCAATACTGATCAAAGTACATAAGAGGACCACAATGGCAACATTTAGACAAAGAGGAAGAGAAAATACAGCAAAAGTTTTGTTGAATGACTTTAATGCATCAAAAGATCATTCGTACTTCCTTGCTATTGGCAATGCAGTTACAAGTTCCGTGGCAACCATATTGCCCACACCAGACACAATTCAAGCGGATTATACTGCATTTGATAATATGTTTTTTATGAATCAAATTCTAAGATCTGATGTTTCTTTGATGATTAAAAATATACCGTGGCAAGCAAATCAAGTTTATGTTGCTTTGAACAAAGATAAAAATCAATACGAGTCGGGTGATTTGTTTTATGCATATAATTCAGATAATCGATCTGTTTATCTGTGCTTGGCCAGTCCATCAAATACCTCTGCGACAAGTACATATCCTCCTAGTTCTTTGAGCACAGAACCAGAAATAAAACTAGATGGATATACTTGGAAATTTTTATATCAAATCTCAGAAGAAGATTTAGAAAAATTTGATTATCCTAATTTTATTCCTATTCAAGAAATTGGAACAGATTTGTATACAGATCAAAGACTGTATCAACAGAATGTTGCATCAGCAGCAATCAGAGGAGCAATAGAAGCGATTGATGTTTCAGTTCAAGGAAATGCATACGCTGGTGCAGTAAATGTTAATTTTACAAATGCTTTATATTTTATAGCATCACAAAATACAGATACTGCAGAATTTCCTATAATAACAATAGATCCTAGCGGAAGACTAGAATTAGCACTAACTGATGGATTTTACGATAATAAATATGTTATTTACTTTGAAAACAAATATACAGCAACAATACAAACATCGGCTGTTGATCCTACCACTGGATATTTACAATTAACTTTATGTAATCCGAGTTCTGCTGCATCACCACCACAGGGTGTACAATTTTCTATATTACCAAGAATAGAAATTATTGGAAATGGATCTTCAGCTATTGCAATTCCAGTAATGACAGAAGATAAACTAATATCAAAAATAACAATGATTGATGGTGGTTCTAATTATAGTTATGTTGATGTGTCTGTTTTAGTGGAAAATGGAACAGTAATTAAACCAGTGATTGGTCTGAATGGATTAGCATCAGATGTGATTGAAGTTCTTGGTGCAAGACACATAATGATCTCTAAGAAAATAAAGCCATTATCATCTTTGAGCGAGAGTGATCCGGTTGTGTATTCTGCCCCAGAAAATACAGGAATTGTATACGATGGAGCCGAATATTTAAATATAATTTCTCCAAACACATATTATACACAAATATCTCTGGTAAAGAGTCCCAAAAAATTCATAAATGGGTTAGAAGAAATTGCTGGAACAACTGTAATTGAAGTAAAAGAAATGATAATAGAAGCAATTGATCCTACAGTTACCATAACAATAGGAACAACAGTCACACCTTATACAAATCCTGCAAATTTCTTTGAAATTAATGATGTTATTACTAGAGGACCTAACAACTATCCAGATCAGTTCCGAGCAATAATAACAAATGTAACAAGTACCGGGTTTTCTACTGCTCTTACTTGTTCTTTAGTCAATGGTGCATTTGAAACATATTCTGGTTATAGAATCAAAAATCTAAAAAATACAACAGAAACTGGAGATGACGAAGAATTTATTTTCCAAGACTGTGATAATAATTGTTCTAACAGTATAGAAGTAGTATATGAAAATACATACAATTCTTCTGACTTTATTTTGGATAGTTCTTTAAATGGTGGTACCAGTTTTGCAACTGCTCAGATTGTACCCCCACCAACGGGTTATGGTTTTGTACACCCACACTATCCTACCAAAGCAACAATAAAAGTAAAAAATGTGACTACTGGTTTCTTGCCAGCAAGATATGAAGACGGTTCGTATATTCCCGGTGAGGTAGTTACTGCATTCCGTGTCACAGGAAGTGTTGCCTCGGTTGGTAAGAGAGGTACACTGGTTTCAGTCAGTGAAACTATTCAAACAATTGGAGATGATAGTACCGTAGGATACTCTTATATACTTGAATGTGCTATTGATAGAGGTGCTGGACTAATAAACACACCAGAACAACTCGTAGCAGATGGGATTTCTTTAGATACCAACATTCTTATACGACAAGGAACACAAGGAACTGTTGGAAAATTAATAAGAACTGCTATTCCTGGCGGAACTAGCAATACTGATATTGTGTATTTGTATGTAAATAACTATAATGGAGTATTTACAGTAAGTAATGATAATTTATACATTATAAATGATTTGTATAATCCAACCACATATACAAATATGAAATTGACAGTACAAAGTATAATCTACCAACCAACTGTGGTTAGATATTCTGGAAATTTGTTATATATAAATGATGCCGGTCCTATACAAAGACGGATAGAAAATACAGAAAATCTAAAACTCCTAATCGAGTCTTGAGGAAAAAATGACATTTAAGAATCCAGAATTTAGTAGTAGCTCACCTTACTTTGACGACTTTGATGATGCAAAGAATTTTCTAAAAATTCTTTTCAAGCCAGGATATGCCGTTCAAGCTAGAGAATTGACACAACTACAAACAATTCTACAATCACAGCTTGCTAAATTTGCTGATAGCATTTTTCAAGATGGTAGTCAAGTCTTTGGAGGAAAGATACAAATTGTAAGCAATCCGTATGCTCGTGTAGAGAAATATACACATAGCGCATCTGGAGTCACTACAAACTCTGCTGATACTTATTTGGATACATTGCCTTCCAATCTTCTTAAAGTATTCAGCAAATCTGGTTCTGTATTTACAGAATTGGCTACTATCAAGATATCGTATTTTGAACCATCTAATTATTCAGTAAACGATGATTACCCTGTTGCCTTCTATAATACAGTTTCGGTTGCACCGGAACAAGCAGGAACTTTTGATATACAACGATCTCACTACATTGGATTGAGTTCGTCTGGTCCGTTTCTGAAAGTTATAAATCCAGCAGAACAAGCTGGCACACCAACTCAATATACAATAGCTCCATATGGAGAGGGATATCTGGTAACAGTTGATGATGGTATCTTCTATATTGATGGATATTTTGTTAAATCTACAAAACAAACAGTTGCTCTGTTCAAGAAATCTGCAGAAGATGAATCAGAAATAACAGTTGATACTGGATTAGATTATAATTTTGCCAACAAAGCGGTTCGATTGTTTGCAAAACCATCACATAGAATTGGTTATACTGTAAACAGAGAAACTATAACAGCCACTCAAGATTCTACTCTGAAAGATCCCGCAAGAGGATTCTACAACTACAATGCTCCCGGTGGAGATCGTTATAGTATCAATTTTACATTAAAAGCAATTGAATATGACAATTCTTCTGTAGATATTGAGAATTATGTAAATACAGATTTCATACAACTTCTGAGAACAACACGCGGAGTTGTGGATTATATTAAAGATAAATCCTCATATTCACAAATTTTAGATTTGTTTGCACGAAGAACACAAGACGAGTCTGGTTCTTATACCGTGGTTCCCTTTATTGCAGATGTAAAAAATCATTTAAGAAACGACAAATATGTTTTAACCATAGCTGATACATCTGTTCCTGAAGTTTTTGCTAGCAATATAGGACAGGCGGCAAATGTATTAATAAGTGTTGGTGGGTATATATGGCAAGCAAATCAACCAAATTTTAATCCATTCTCTGCAACTAATTTAAATGATTCTGCTTTTGCTGTTGCAAAAGTTGTTGATATTATTGTAGATCATAATGAAGAAACTGGACAAAATACTGCAAAGCTGGTAGTAGAATTACAAAATAATAAAAAATTATCATCTATCGGTACTTCCTATTATTTTAAACAATCAACAGGTTCTACAAATAAATTATTATTAGTTTCTTCTGTGGAAGTTTTAATTGATCCAAAGGGAGCATATTCAAGACTGGATGTTCCTGTAGGAAGTTCTGATAAATTAGCAATCACATTACAATCAGGAAAAGCATATGTGTTTGGTTATGAATACGAAACATTTGCACCAAGAGTAGTTGAATATGTAAATAGTGGTAATCAATCAAGTATAAAATCTCTGAGTGGATTAAATGTTGACTTTGAATTGGGTAATTATGTCTACGGTTCTTTTGCAGCAAGAGATGCAAATCAATCAAGTAATGTAGATTTTGAGAAATTGCCATTATTAGATTTAATCGATGTCAATACAAATACTATTTTATTATACCCCACCACCGGCGGTCAGAAAAAATCAAAAATATTGGCATGGGCTCCATTTAAAAATAATGAAGAATTTAAATTAGTAAATGAAGCAAACATAGTCGATATTAACAAAATTAGTGAAGCGGATGTGGATGCACTCTTTCCCCATGAGAGTGTTTTATTTGTAGAAGTAATTAATCCTCCTGCTTAATCAGAGATATATAAAATAAAGGCAAAGCTATAAATGACCACTTCTAATACGAACAACGAATTTAAGAACGATTTAGCATCAAATTTGATGGTAGTATCTGGTGAGACAACATCTACCACATATACTGCTAGTAATTTTTCAGACAAAATAGGCGATGTTATTAAAATAGTATTTAATGACAATTGGCGTGGAAATTTTAGAACTGGATATGATCCAATAAATCGTACCGATGGACATTTAGGATTTCGCGAAGATATATTCAGTGCTAATTATGAAATCTCTAAGAATTTTAGAGTCAAGCAAATAGATGGAGCAACTGGAACTGTTATTGCAGAAGGCACTGCACTGCGTTGGGTTCCCGGATCTAAAGAAACTGGTGGAGGAACTCTATTCATCAAAGAACTGTTTCATCAAAGTGGTGCTCCATCAAACTTTAATGTAAATAATGGTGTTATATTTTGTAACGAAATTGCTCCTTTTACTTCAGGCATAGTATATCCAGCAAACCCAATGTGGGCAGGATCTGCAGTTAGTAGTATTCAAACTGCGTCAAATGTATATAAACTAACAACAGAACAAGCATATGGCGTAGTTGATCGACTTGCTTGTACAAATTCAACTGGTACAGAAGGAACTGCAATAGGTTCTGGTGAATTTGAATATGGACAAAGAGTCGTATTAAAGTCCTCAGAGACTAATATATGCAACAGCAATATTATTAATAAAGGAACTGTGTTGGCGAGTACAATCGATACTGTATCTCAAAGACTTTCCATATTCGTTCAATTTGATGCTCCATTGAACGATGCTATAAATCAAAATGGCAATTGTACTGACTGTGGTACATTTCTCTGTATTGGTGATTCTAATAATTCTTGCAAAAGTTCTTGCTGCTTATATGGAATAAATAATACTAAAAAAATAAGTACACCAGAATGTGGTACTGTACAGAGGATTGCATTTGCAGATGAAGGTGGATCTAATTTTATTGCTGGACAAGAAGTATATCAGTGGAAATGGGAAGCAGCTGGAAAACATTCTGGAAATGGAGGAGCCACTGGTAGGGGTTCTGACACAGAATATAAAATAACTGGTACATTTTTGAATTGGGATAGTCAAACTAAGGTATTAATTGTTCTTGCTCCTAGTAAATTATTTGAAATAAAATATGGAAATATATATCAAAAAGATCAAAATAATGTTTTAATTTCTAGAGGATCTGCTATTTCTATTGATAAAAGTAATTTTATTCGTAAGAGCGGTTCTTTCATTAATATAAAAAATACAGCATCTTCATCAACATATAAAACTAGTTCAGAATTCTATCAAGGTTGGCCAACTACAGATGCAGGAACTTCTAATGGCGAGTATCTTGTACAAACAATAGAAACGAACGAAACTTCGTATAATCCAGATTATGAATACTCAGTCGGAGAAACTGTAATACAAGCACTAACAGAATCTCCAGCTGGTGTTATAACTCAATATGCTGCAGGTAAGGTTGTTTCTTGGGAGCCAAATCTAACGGCGCTGTCTACAATACCGTCTAGATTGGTAATCAAACGATACGAATACGGCACAATTGATCCTAAATTGTTTGACACTAATAATACATTAGTACCAAAAACACAACCACTTGCCAGATTCCGTATTGGTACCATTGCAACTGAAGGTGGAGATGGTACTGCTAATCTTACTATTCTAAACAGAAGTCAAAGAAATATTCTACCAATCAGACAATTTAATAACATCGTTCCTGGTCCGACACAGTTTGATTGGTATAATTTTTCATCAGGTGCTGTATTACAAGAAAGCACAGCAGCCGATCAAACAGATCCAAATCTCACCGGCAGCGCCTCTGTTGGAACGATAGTAAAAGGATCATCTATTGGAAACACCCGCGTCAAGGCAATAGAAGAAGATTCTGGCAATTATAAAATACATTTAATGGATTCTGATATGAAATATGATGCCATTTCATTCAGTAATGTTTCTCAGATTGGTATAGCAGGTACAGAAACAGTAGATAGTATAAACTATACAAAGATATTCCCTGTATTGAATGTGGCGCAAACTATTGTTAATGGTATGCCTATAACCACCTTATATGAACCATTTGCAGATAAAATGATATTACCTTTGCCGGGTGGTGATGTTATGGAAAATGTTACAGGTGGTGTTTCTAATTTTGGTACAACTGAATTAACTATTCAGAAAATTTATAATATAGATTTCAGTGCTGGAGGAGAATCTAGTTCAGCAGACACACTTATAGTGGACATTGGAGATAATATCTCATCTGCAGAATTTGCTAGCAGCTTCTCTTCTTCATACTCATTTGGTGCAGATTCTAATGGCAATTCTATAAAATTAATAAAATATACCGGATTGCAAGCAAATACAGATGCAAAACCAGCACAGCATAGTTCTGTATATTACGATCTATTACAAGATTCTCCAACTTCTCCTAGAAATCAAATAATAGTTCGTAGAAAAACCCCGGACGCAACGGGGGGAATCACGAAAATGATATTAGGCGCAGAGGTAAAGTGCGTTGCATCTAGTGTGACAAAAACAAAAACAAAAGAACAATTCACTGAAACTATTCTTTTGAAGTATCAAACTACTGGAGAGTTTAAAGGTAAATGGGTAGCAGAAACTTCAAAGTATGATGTCGATTCTTTGATATCTGTATTCTTCCTTGGTGTTGGTGGAGTCTTGCCGTTAAGTGCCAATCATAAAAACGCATTCGGTATCTCCAATCAAACTGACGATTATTCTTATAACAAATCACTACTCGTATTGGGTGCTGATGGATTGCAAGAAAATAAAAATACAGATCCATTACAAGGACCAATTGTTCCTTTTGTTCCTATCTCAGCAGTTTATACACAGACTGGCTTGAATGCAACAGATTTTTCTGTATACATTTCTGTTACTGGTATTGCAAACTCTATCAATACAGGCACTGCAGGTATAATAGTAAGAGAATCATATAGAGATATCACAGGCGCGCAATCGTCTGTAAAGGATATGCCATTCTATTCTTCTAAAGTAGATGGTAGTACCTATCACTCTTCTGCAATAATAGACACAAGACCATTAATGACAGAGAATAATGATGCTGGTAATACTAAATTTGTAATATTACCACAATCATCTACTATAAACACAACTCTTGGTATATATTTACCAAGAAAAGATGTATTGTACATCAACAAAGATGGTGCATTTAAGATTGTATATGGTGAATCTAGTATAAGTCCAACATATCCAACCCTACCAGAAGGTGGATTGGTGTTGTACAAAATTGATAAACCATCATATATCTTCACCAATAAAGATTTGACACTGAACTACACAGACAATAAGCGATATACCATGAGAGATATCGGCAGAATTGAGAAACGAGTTCAACAATTAGAAGTATATTCTGCTCTGTCTCTGTTGGAAAAAAATGCAGATTCTCTTTTAGTAGAAGATGCAGAGGGCAATAACAGATTCAAGAATGGAATAATAGTCGATTCTTTTGAAAGTCATAAAATAGGCGATGTTTCTCAACCAGATTATTATATTTCCATTGACAAACAAGAAAATTGTGCAAGACCTAAATTTGATAATGTGCCAATTCCTTTGATACCATTACCAGCGGAAACTACATTTATAGAGTTATTTAATGATAAAACTGGAGTAACAGGAACAACCAAAAATGGTGATGTTTCTACTGGTTTGTATATGATGCCATTCACATCAATACCGTTTGTTGTTCAACCACAAGCAACTCGATCAATAACAGTAACTCCATTTGAAGTAGTTCAAAGTGAAGGTATTATCAGATTGTCTCCGCGAGAAGATGATTGGGTAGATACAAACACAATACCAGAGTTGAATGTAAACTTGGCTGGAAGTAATGATGCTTGGCAAGGAATAGTGGAACAATTGAACAGCTCGACTGAAGGACCATTTGCACTTGATTATGGTAACTGGAGTACCTTCAGTAGACAAACTTCAAAAACACGCCAAAGAGGCAGAAAAAATAATGGAGTATTTAATCCAAGTAACAACAACAGAGGAAGATTCATAAGAACGACCACTGTTTCAACAACACAACAAAGCAGAGAAATTGTTGGAGAACAAGTTTCTACATCAACAGATAGAGTATCTCTTGGAGATAGAATTGTAGATGTTTCTATAATTCCATACATGAGAGCCAAGAGAATTAAAGTGTTTGTTACTGGAATGAAATCAAATTCAAGATTATATCCATTCTTTGATGGAATTGATGTATCTGGACAATGCTATTCTTACGATAGTATTGCAGAAGTTGATGCTGCAATCGCTTCTGCTACTTTAGATTCCGCTAAGAAATTTAGTGCTGCTACGATAAGAAAAACAAATGCTCAAGGAAGTGCATTTATAATTTTTGATATGCCTGCAGCAACTTTCAGAACTGGCGATAGAAAGTTTACTGTATCTGATAGTTCTAGTAATGATTTCACCCGTGCATCTACTATTGCAGGAGCAACATTCAGTGCATATGGTGTGTCACAAGTTCGACAAGGAACTAGCGCAACGGTAAGAACATTTGATGTTGAGAGTGTTAACAGAACTGAAGAACGAGTACAAACACAGACAACTGTTACTACCAAAAAGAGAGATCCTCTTGCACAAACATTTGAAATAAATAGAGAATTGTATCCTGATGGTATCTTCTTAAGCAGTATAGATATATTCTTTGCTAGAAAACCAGCAAACGATACAAACATTCCAGTAACAGTGGAAGTAAGACCAACTGTAAACGGATTCCCGGATATCAATAAGATTTATTCTGGTGGTATTTGTATTTTACATCCATCTCAAGTAAACACTTCAGATCTTCCGGCTTCTAATAATGTTGCAAGTATAACTAAATTTACATTTGAACATCCTGTTTATCTCGAACCGGGAGAACATTCCTTTGTTGTTAAATCAACTTCAGATGAATATGAAATTTACATAGCTGAAATAGGACAAACTCTTTTAAATAGCACACAAAGAGTAACAGAACAGCCATATGTTGGTGTGTTCTTCACATCATCTAATGCAAGTACATGGTTACCACAACCAGCAATGGATATGATGATGACTATGAATAAGTGCGAGTTTACTACAAACACTCCATATACATTCACAGTAGAAACGGCTTCTCTTGGTAAAACAGTTCAATACGAATTATTGAATCTAAATAACACATATCAAGAATTCGAAAATGCAAAGATTTCTTGGACAACAGGAACTTCTATTAATTTTATAGATGATACTATCAATGCAAACGATGATATCAAATATACATCAACACAAACCCTTCTTGACAGTGGTAAATTGTATTTTACTGCTACTGGTATTACAACAAATAAAGATATTTCTCCTGTAATTAATACAGAAAGATTGACATTATTTGCAGTAAAGAATCTAATAGAGAATAGTAACAACATAGAACTCAATGGTGAATTGAATCCCTATGCCTCAGAAACTACTAATATTAGAAGAGCTAGATATATTACAAAAATAGTAACACTGGAAGACGGATTTGAGTCGAATGGATTTAAATTGATACTATCTGTAAATAAACCAACTGGTAGCAAAATTCAAGCTTTCTTGAAAACTCAAACAGTAGAACAGACCAGAAATTTCCATGAAAATCCATATGTTCAAATGGTACCAAAAATGGGAGCAACTGCATTTGATGCATATTCTACTCAATATGAAGACGAATTTGTTGATGTAGAATTTGATTTACCACCAACATCATCTGCAGAATTTATAAGATTTGCTATAAAAATCTGCTTGTATAGTGAAAATGCTGCATATGTTCCTCGTGTTAAAGATATGAGAGGAATTGCAGTTCTATGAACAACAAAATCTCCATTACTGGTAGAGATGATGTTCGTCGAGATGTTAAAACGGGTGCATTATTGGCATGCGATAGATCTAAATTGATTGAAGCCAAGAGGTTTAAAAAAGAAAATGATAGATATATAATTTTAGAAAAACGAGTACAAGAATTAGAGCAAATTATACAAATGCTTTTAAAAGGTAACAATCAATGAGCACATTCCGAGAGCCATTATTTAATTTCGATACATTAACAAATGCAGATACCGTGGTTACTTGGTTGTCAAGAACTAACGATATTATCAATGGAATGAACTCGTTATATGTTTCTGATGTGTTTCAGGGAGATGGCATCTGCACAACTACAGTTGATGGTGTTATAACTGTCAATGTAGATGCCGGCCCTGCAATTGCATTCACTGCTGCTAATAAATTAACATTAAGTTTTATTGGAGTTTCTCAATTATCTTCTGCAACTACCACATCTCCGGTACTTGCTACTGATCGTCTTTTGCTGGATAGATCTGGAGTTTTAAGATCTGTAGCTACAGAAGCAATTTTACCACCAACAATAAAACACCAACACACATTTAGTGAAACAATAAAATTTGATAATGATATTTGGTTAAATGCGACAAATTCAGCAGGAGATCGATGGAATTCTGAGATTAAAGCAGGCGGTATTGGTTCTTTAGAATATCAAGGATTCGATTCTATTTGGTATTTCAATAATAATATAGGATTGGGTACCTCTGATTTTTATGGAATTGTGTCCGATTCAATACTTAATAACACAGAATCTGTATTTAATTTCTGTACACATATAAATGCCGGAGCATTGACAAGTACCGATACAGACAATATAAAACCAACTGGTATTTCTTTCAACTTTAATGTTGGAATTGCTCCAGAAGCATGGAATGATGCCGGGGTAGGAACTACTACTGAATGGCCTGCAACATGGAAATTGAAATTTTCTGAAAATACAGCAGGTTTTTATAACTATACTCCAACATCAACCGATGGTGACGATGCTGTACTTACTATGCAGAAAATTGGATTGTTTGATAATATAGTAAATATAAATGGAAAAATTTATATTTCAGATATCCAAAATTCTAGTCAATTTATAAGCGGACCAACTGGAACTGCCAATAAAGTCCCATTAACAAATTCTTCTGGACTCCTTGACAAGAAATTTACAAATAGAATAAGCACTACAGATTTTGCAGTAACTCCCAGTGTTGGTGATCTTGTAGTAGTTTCTACACTAACAGATGGTGATGCTCAATATTCTCTTGGTATTGCAGATGGAATAGGAAGTTCTGATGTAATTGGAATAGTAGAATCAATAAGTGCAAATGTAGTAACACTGGTTCTTTCTGGTGAATTTGCATTTGTTGGTGCGGCTTCTCTTAATCCTGGTTCTAAGTATTATCTTTCGCAAACAGTTGCTGGTGACTTTGTAGAAGAAGGTACTTACTCTAGCGGAATTATGCGACCAGTATTTGTTGCTCTTACCTCAAGTACAGGAATCATTCTTGCATCGTCTTCTTCTGTTACTACTGGTATTGGCTCCGTTACTGTAAATTATGGAGAAGGATCAGAAGAAACAATAGACATAGATTCTATAAATTATCCTTTAAGATTTGTAGCTGGAACAAACATAGGATTTAATGTAACCACTAATAATGAAATCGAAATTCGTACCACTGGCTTGGCGGGTTCTCAAGATGTGTTCAGGACGATAAATGTTCCTTCTGGTACTGATCTTGTTGCATCCGGCCCAACAGATATTTTAAACTTGACCAGTACCACATTGACCATAACAGGAAATTCTGCAACTGATACAATAAATTTTGAAATACCAAACACATTCAAGACATTCAAATTTAGTACAGCTGGAGCTTCGGATCTTACATATAATCCAGAGTCCACTACAGATACTCTACAATTCATTGCTGGAAATGGTATATCGTTTACACAAAACACAGACGATTCTGTAATCATAGCTTCTTCTTTGACTGGTTCTGTTAGTGTTGAGGATATAGTGTTCCCATCGGGAAATGGTTATGAAATATTTGTTTCTGATCCTAATGGTGTTGGTACGGCAATCAGTCTAATT